GTGCCAAAATAAGCTTGTTTTAGATATAAACCTGTACCAGGTAATTTACGACTTTCATGCTCAACTGGTAACAAATTAACTAGAGTTGCATTATTTAGTTTTTTAGCAAACTCTACATAACGTCTAATAAGATCTCCTACTGCTTCAGCAGGATTATCTTGCCTCATTAAGTGAAAACGAATATCAATATTACCAAAGTAAAGAACTACCTCGTCATATTTTTGATTCCACTCTTCAATTAAAGAGTCAGCATCTTTTAAGAATCCAAACAAAGTTTTACCATCTGTTCTATCAAGACCAAAACCAGGTCTCCATGCACTAAGCGAATGAGAATCACCTCTTACTAACTTCTTTGTATTATTTGCATGTAGTCTAGCAAAGTCAATACAGTTGATTGCAGTAAACTGATGATCAATATTAAATCTTTTATTGAACACATTAAGATCAATAGGAACATTAACTGCAATAGCTAGACCTTTGTAATTAGCCATAGCTTCTAATTTGGCTCTATGCTCAGGTTGTGGTCCTCCAATAAAATTAAATACGTTCTCTTGATAGTTAACTCCTTCTAGAATATATAGTCTTTCATATTCATTCCATGTTGAAGGTTCAGGATTAACGTCTAAATCTCCTGGATGCTCTGATTTTAATATACTCATCATAACGTGATAATACCCTCCACCATGATGGGAAGTAGAGCTACCTACATTATTGAGCATACCTACTACTGCTGCTTTCATAACTATTTATTTTCTATAAAAATAACTAATTTCTAGATATTTAGGAAATTTAATTTACAAGTAATATAAAAAAGCCCTCGTAATTAAGGGCCTTTTCATTTATTTTATCCTACAATTTCTATATTATCAAAAGCTTTTTTTTGTATGGTGTAATCTCTATCTTTGATATTTTCTGGGAATTTACCATGAAAAATAAGATCATTATTCAATGGACCAACAGTACTTTCTACTTTATCACCATTTTTCAATGTGACTACTAGCTTTTTATTTGTTCTAGAAAAGTAGCTCATCATATCGTAATCTATATCAGCTACATCAATAATTTCTCCTACTGAAGGGAAATCACCTTCTTTTAATATACCGGCTATCTTCTGTAACTTTTGTACTTCGTTTAGTTGTGATTTCATTCGTTTTATTTATTTTATACTAATAAATATTAAAAAACCCCTACCGAAGTAGGGGCTTTCTTTTACATTCCCATAGTCATGTCCATCATAGGATCTGACTTGTCATTCTTTTCTTTCTTTTCAAATACAACAGACTCAGTTGTTAAAATAGTTCCGGCTACTGATGTTGCATTCTTAAGTGCGGTAATAACAACTTTAGCTGGATCAATGATGCCTGATTCAAATGCATCAACCATTTTATGATTCTTTGCATCATAAATTTTGTTATTAACTAATTCACTTGGGATATAATTCCACCAATCTTCTACACCGGCATTAGATAAAATCTTAATAAATGGTGCTTGTAAAGCATTGCGAACAATATCTCTAGCGATTGCTACATTGCTATTGCTTTCTGCTCTATGGTTAAGTGCTACTCTATAAAGTGTTGCACCACCACCAGGTACGATACCGTCAGCAAGAGCTGCTTTAGTTGCAAATAATGCGTCTTCTACACGATCTTTCTTTTCTCTAATCTCAATATCACTATTACCACCTACAGAAATAATTGCAACACCACCAATCAACTTACCAAGTCTTTCTTGCAACTTTTCTTTCTCATAGAATGATGTAGCTTTTTCAATTTGCTCTTTTATTTCTTCTGCTCTAACTTCAATTGCTCTCTCATTACCTTTACCATCAATGATAGTAGTCTCTTCTTTAGATACAGTTACAAGTCTTGTTGTACCAAGATATTGAGCAAGTTGTTGTGTAGACAATTTATCAAGCTTCAAACCTTTATCTTTAGAAATAACTTGTCCACCTGTTAAGATAGCAATATCTTCTAAGATTAATGTTTTACGCTCACCAAAGTCTGGTGCTTTAACTGCACAAACTTGTACAATACCACGCATTTTATTTACAATCAATGTAGCAAGAGCTTCATCACCAATATCTTCAGCAATAATCAACAAAGGTCTATTCTCTGAATTTGCTTTAGTTAATACTTGTAATAACTCTTGTGCAGTTGAAATACGTCCATCATATAAAAGAATATATGGATTATCAAGCACAGATTGCATTGTTACATTATTAGTTACAAAGTAAGGTGATTTGTAACCACGATCAAATTGCATACCTTCAACAATCTCTAATGTAGTTTCACCAGTTTTAGATTCTTCAATAGTTACTACACCTTCGCGACCTACTTTATCAAGTGCTTCAGCAATTAAGTTACCAACTTCAGGATCGTTATTACCTGAAATAGTTGCAACTTGTTTAATTTGCTCTTCTGAAGAGATTTCTGTTGCTAATTCTTTAATCTCCTTTACTACTTCATTAACAATGTTATCAATCTCATTCTTAATCTCAACAGCATTAACGCCTTGACGAATTTCTTTAAGACCTTGCTTAATCATTTCAGTAGCAAGAAGTGTAGATGTTGTTGTACCATCGCCTGCTTCATTTGCAGATTTAATACTAACTTGCTTAACAAGTTGTGCGCCAAGATCTTCAATGTCATCTTCAAGCTTGTGAAATGCTTTAGCTACTGTTACACCATCTTTTGTAACTTTAACTTCACCATTTTGTTCACGAATTAATACTGTGCGACCACCAGGACCTAATGTTGATGATACTGATTGGTTTAGCTTTTCTATACCGGAAAGTAACTTTTCTTTAAGCTCTGTTCCAAAAACGTTTTTTGTTGTACTCATAGTCTTTTTTATTTTATTCAATAACACCTAAAATATCTGATTCTTTACAAATGAAATAGTCTTGTCCTTCAAATACGATTCTTTGAGAACCGAGTTTAGGGATTAATACTACTTCTCCTTCTTCAAGAGTTGACATAACTAGTTTGTCTGTGTTGTAATTATAAACATTGGATGTTGCTACTACTGTTCCCATCTCAGGTCTTTCTTTACCAAGATCTGGAATAATAATGTTACCAAATGTTTCTTCTTCGCTTTCGATTGGCTTTAATACTATATAGCCATTTAGTGGGGTTATTTTATTCATATTGCTAATTTAATATTTCTAATTCATCTATTTTAATACAAAAATAGAGTAAGGCATCTTTTTTAAAGACAACGTCTACTCCAAACCATGTTTTAAAATCATCAAGATTTTTACCTTGCATAAACTCTTCTTTTAGAGTTCTTTTGATCTCAAACAAGTCTCCATTAATGTTAATGAAATTTCTGTGTAATTGAAACATAACTGGTTGTAGGTAGGCCTTTTATTTATAACTTATTTTAGTTGTTTTTTTGGAGTTGTAATCTCAATCTTTCTTACTGCTTTACCTTCAGCAATTGGAATATCTAGAGTAAGAAGGCCTTTGTCTAATTGTGCTTCTAGTTTAGAAAGATCAAACTTAGTACTAATTTTCCAAGTTAAATCAAAGCTAGAACGCTTGATACCTTTATAAATGACTGCCTCTTCAATTTCTGTTTGGGGCTTTTCATACTTAATACGAAGTTGATCATTATCGATTTGAATATCGATATCTTTTGAATCAAGACCTACAGCAGCTACTTCAAATTTAATGCCATTAGGTGTTTCGTAAATGTCTACTGGATGTGTTACTTTCTGCGTAATTGCAGAGAATCGTGAATTGTTTTCGAATAAGTCTCGCCATAATAAATCAAATGGGTCGAGCTCAAATGGTCTAAATGTTCCCATGTTTTTTGTTTTGTGTTCCCTTACGGTAAACGGTTAATGATTGTTTATTTTATAACCTTGGCCTACCTACAGTGCCATTTATTATAAATATATACAAATATAAAATAGTAAAAAAATTAATCTTTTAAGTAAGATAAAAAAACCGGCATTTAGCCGGTTTAAATTTATTATTTTATCTTTGTGATTCGGGATTAATTACAAATGGTTGGTTACCGCTTGTTATAATAACCTTTGAATTAGGCGATGTTGAAAGTTTCAACCATGCTTCAATACTCTTGAATTGTAACAACATTGGTGTCAAACCTTCGGAAATAATCTTTTGTGAATTTCTGATGCCTTCTGCTTCAATAATTCTTCTTGTTGCTTCCTGTCTTTCTTTATTAAGTGTGAACTCCATTCTTTGTGCATCTTGCTCAGCCTCTAATTTTTCTTCAATTGCTTTAGCCAAGCCAGTTGGTAAAACGATACTCTTTAATAGAACTGATTCAATAGTGAACCCTCTATCTTTTAATTGAGATTCCATTAACTTCTTAATGTCTCTTTCTATCACGGCTCTTTGTCCCGTATGCATATCCTTTGCAAAATATTGAGACGATATGTCAGCAGCAGCAGAACGGAATACTGGAATAATTACAACTTGTTCATAATTAGTTCCTAATTTTTCAATTACACTTGGTGCAGATTGTCCATCTAATCTATACAATATTGATATTTCAGATTGAACTGTCAAACCCTCTTTTGAAGGTAAAGGTAATCTGACCTCCATATTTACGGTTCTAGTCGGAAGTTTGATAATTGTTGTAACAAAAGGGTTAAAAATCCTAGCACCTTCCATTAATGGTTTCTGTTGAATTTTACCAATCGTTCTTTTTACACCAACTTCACCTTGTCTTACAACAGTACAACTACTAAAAATAATAACTAGTACTAATACTAGAATAGATAATTTTGTTTTCATAAATTTATTTTTATATAAATATAAAATAGTAAATGAATTAATCTTTAAAGTCACTTATCTTTTTTCTAGGAAACTCTCTTATCGGTGCAGTTCTAGGACTTCTTGGAGCAGATGGTGGAGCCGTTGGTCCAAAGGCATTTCTCCTAGGTTGTTGAGGTTGTCTAGGAACTGGAATAGGTCTATCTCTATAAATTATAATTGGAGGCTCTCTTCTATAAAAGAAAGGATCTATATAACCTGGTACTACATAGATTGGATCCCAATCATACATTCTTCTTTGTCTATAGTCTATGTAACCTGTTGGTTCAGTTATAAAACAACTTGATAAAGATACTAAAAATAAAATTATAAGTGTCTTTTTCATACTAATAAATATTTAGTGGCCATCACGAAGATTATGCGCTAATGCTGGAGGTGCTTTTAAATCAATACTAAGTTTAGTAGTGTTCTCCATCAAATCCTGGACGATCCTGGCCGCTTCTTCTGATCTGGCGTGTTCTACCTCAATAACTAACTGGTCATGGATCTGAGCGCATACCCAGCCGCGTATACCTAGTTCTATGAACTTTCTATTAATAGCTAATGCTGCACGGTTAACTATTGATGCAGCAAGACCTTGGATCTGTACGTTACAAGAGTTATTTAGTCCGTTAATATAGTCTCTACTAAGATTCTTAATTTGATCTACACCATATTGTCTTTCCATTTCTTTCTTGATATTCCAATCAAGTAAGTCATCACCAATTTTATCGTAGATTGCTTTTACTTTAGGAAGATGTCGAATACGACCAACTTGAGTACTAACATATCCTTTTTCCTTAGCTTGCTTTTTAGATCTTTCCATCCAATTCTTAAGTTCAGGAAACCCGTTTAAGTAACCATCAACAAGCTTTTTAGCTTCTTTAGTAGGAATACCAAGAGTCATACCAAGTGCATAAGCTCCCATACCGTAAGGAATACCTAAAGCATAAGCCTTTGCCTTATTTCTTAACTTAGGTTCGAGCTTACGAAGAAAGTTAGGTGCTTTTTTATCTGGTGAATACTGACCTAGTTTTTCTGTTTTGATTGCAATAGTAGAATAGAAGTCCCAGTTATTTCTAAAAATGTCTTTTAATCCTTCATCACCAGATACGTGAGCAAATGTGTGAGGCTCAAGTGATTCATAGTCACAATCTACAAATATATTACCTTCATCATGAATAAAGAATGCTCGAATCAAGTTATTGTATTCAATTACAATTGGTTCATCATCACCTTCTTCTTTAGGTCTAGGAAGCTGTTGAGCATCAGAACCATAACGTCCTGATACCGTACCGTGTTGTTTATAATAGAAGTAATATCTACCATCTTCTTGAGCATCTAAGAAACGATCCATGTAAGTACTCTTAATCTTAAGTAGTCTATTATAGATGCGTAAGTTTTTTGCCCATTCATATTTGCCTGCTATTGATTGAACAGTATCGTCATCAAATTGAGGTTTACCTGTTTTTGTAGTAGACAAAGGTTTAATACCTAATACACCAAAAGCAATTTCACCAAGTTGATCTTTAGACTGAATGTTGAAATAAGCGCCGTCATTATCTTCTCTCCATAACTTCATACTAATCTTCATACTAACATCACGATCTAATACAGCAGCATCACCATGAAGTAAAAAGTGTTTAGCAGAACATTCAGGAAGCCTCATTAATGCAGACTTAGTTACAGTATACTTACCTGTTTTAGCAGATTGTTCTAAATCAAACTTCATTTCTTTAACTAGCTCTTGAGCAAATGTACCTTTATTATTTGGTGGATATGCATCTTGAGCTTTATATACTACCCATGCTCTAACGTCTGGATTCTTAAGTAGTTCTTTTGTTACTGAATCAGCATATTCTTTTAGTTTTTCTGTAATTTTAGTACGACTAGATTTTATTAATTCCATGTCAAGTTTAATGCCAACTTGTTCCATAGGAATAGTAACCTCTTTGTAAAGAGGCATTACTTCATCTTCAAAGAAGAACTTTTCAAGGTTTTCATCTTTAAGTGTTTTGATAAAATGATTATAAACTCTAAGAGTTAAGTCAGTATCTGCTGATGCATATTCTGAAAGTAGTTCAAGGTCTGCTTTCCATATCTCATAGTTCTCTCGTGTTATCTGACCACCATTTCTTTTTATTGATTCTTTAAGAGCAACTTGCTCTTCATTTGCAGCTTTTTCTACATCTAGACCAATATCTTTTTGAATCATCTTAGCAATGTCTTTAAGACCAAATGCAGAACCTCCCATGAAGCCTGCGCCTTCTTCTTTTACTGTATGAACAAGAAGCATAGTATCTACATAAAGACTTGATAATAAATCTACATCATAAAAACACTTAACGAATTTAACGTCAAATGATGCGTTATGCATGATTAGTTTTTTACCAACTAATAGAGAGATGGTTTTCTTTGCAAGATCATGCGCTAATTTACCTTCAATGATAGCATCTTGAAGTTCATCATCTTTAAATATCATAGTTGGCATGTAGTATCCTTTACCAACTTCACCAGAGACAGAAAAACCAATGATCTTACCTTTACGAGGATTAAGACTATTGGTCTCAGTATCAAATGCAATTATTTCACACGACTTTATATGTTCGATAAGATCTTTAAGTTTATCTATCGAATCAACTGTAACATAACTTTTATTCATAACTATTTATTGTTGGTTTTCGTCTTTCTTTTTATAAGGAAACAATTCATTTAGCTTTTCTCTACGTCTATTGCATCCGCAGTCTTCTTCTCCTATTGCGTGAGCAACTTTCTCTGCTAATACGTCTAATTTAAGAGCATGAGTAACTTTAGCAATAGTATCACCTAAGCCTTTTGATTCTTCATTTGTCTTGTTTTCCATCTAGATCTTTTTTTATTTTATCTAACATGCCTCCAGCAGACATAGCTAATATACCAATTTGTGACCAAACATCTTCTAATTCTTTTTTAAGTTTAGCCACTTTTCTCCACTGGATTACTTGAATAAGCATTAAAATTAAAGTAACAGTTAAATATAAGTATTCTGAAGTTATCGTAACCGTCATATCTATGTTTTATCAAATATAAAATTTTCTTCCGAATTTCTATCTTTTTTCTTTGTAGTGCCCTTTATATACTCTGGATCATAAGGACAATGCCTACACTTTGAACCACAACATGATCCACGCTGTAAATGGAAAAGAGTGGTAAAAACCACCCTTCCATTTTCTAAATAATAATGAATTCCTTCTATAAATTCTTTAGATGATTTCACAAGCACCTCCTGCGCAGGCTAATTCACCTTTTTGATCAGTATTATCTTCGACTTCAATTACTTTACTAAGATCTACCTCATGAAGTTTACCAACAATCTCATTAAATTTTTCTTCAGTAATAGTTTCAAAAGGAGCTTGAACATAAGAACCATTGTCATAAGGTAGACAAGACAAAGCAGTATAGTTATTTCTATTTGCCCATGCCCATTCTCCAACTTCCGGCCACTCTTCTGGCTTAAGAGAAATTGTTACTGATACGTTATGAGTATTACGACCTGTTCTGTGTCCAGGCTTAATCCATTCTTTATGTAACTTTTCAAGTCTATGAAGCAGATCAACTGCTGATTCAGACCTTGTGATTGCTCCTTCAGGTGCTTTTTGTGGAACAGATACTACAGCTTGTGATTGTGGCTTAAAGTATTCATCTTCTACTAATTCAGGATGATAAATAGAAAGATATGTATAAAGAGCTTCGTTCTTACCAAGTCTCATTCTACGAATGTAGAAATTATCATGCCACGCGTGTACACCAGATGATGTACCGAGAACCATTGATGTTGTTCCTGAAGGTTTAACTGTTGTACATCTAGCTGCTTTATTAACTCCAATAACTTTTGCAAGTCTTTCATTTTCTTCTTTTACTATTTGAGCAGCTTCTTTCATATTCAATTTTAATACTGCACCTGATGCTATACCTGTCATACCAACACCAATTAATGCGTCTTTTTCTGTTGTTCTTTTCCAAATATCACGAAGATAGTGAAAGTCTGTATATGACGCTTGAAGTGTACCAATAAATGCAGCAGCTTTAGCTCTTTCATTTAAATCTTCTTGAGATTCAAGATTAGATACATTGACTTCACACAAGTTACAGAATTGGAATGGTCTAAGTGCAATTTCAGCACATGGATTAGTTCCCCAATCTTTATCATTAGTTAAAAAGAATCCAGGTTCACCTGCATTAGATAATTCAATCTTTTTCCAAAGATCCATGAACTCCTCTTTTTGAATACGATCACGAAGTATAACTGCTGAGTTATTAGCTCTTCCTCTTTGCGGATTTTGCTCCCACCAATTACCAAATTTAGATGTAAGCATTTCTTCATCATTAAAAGAGAATAGGCTAATCAATGCTGCACGACGAATACCACCAGATAATACTGCATCTGCAATATAACAAATAATATCATGACATTCAATCGGCTTTAATTTATCGCCAGTTTCTTTACGATCAAGAATTTTTTGTATTTGAAATAAACACTCCTTTAAAGGTTCAGGACCGGGAGCTTTACCACCTGCTGTAATTAACATTGCTCCTTTAGGTCTAACATCTCTAAAATCAAATTTAGGTCTAGGTCCACCTACAAGATATGATTTCATTAATATTTTAATTGCATCAGCCCAACCTTCAATAGAGTCTCCAACTAAGAAACGTTTTTCTTTAATTGGCTTAATAATTTCAGGAAGTTGATCAACATGGTGATGTTGAACTGAATATCCTACGCCGCAACCTCCTAAAAGAAGGAACATTACTTCTGAGAATACACGCCAGTCATCAATAGGAGCAAAAGAGCAGTTAAATATACGAGCATTATTAATTTCAATGGGCTTACCTGCAAACTGCATTGAGCGCATTGACGGAAGAATTTTTTTATCATATACGAGTTTATAAACGTCTTCGATTTCATTAAATAAAGAAGGAAATTTTTGTTGGTGCATTTCCTTATTTCTTGTAACTATTTCATTCCACGTTTCACGTCTTTTAAATTCTGGTAGATACTTTGCGTATTTATTATATACTGTGATCTCTGATAGAATTTGCTGCGTGATGTCCATTTTAGTTTTGTTTTATAAAAGTTTAAAAAATAGTTTAGCCTCTAGAAGATTTATTTTCCTTCTAGTCTAGTCATAACCTGATTAATTTAAGATCTGTTGTGTTTTGAACTAATTACTTAGTTCCTGGAAGTACTGAATTGCCTGAAGTACTTTGAGTCAAGGTAGGCTTAGTCTTTTGAATTTTATTGATCGTATTAGTATTCAATTTGCTAGCTTGGTTAGGGTTAACCGAGTTAAGCTGCGCAATTTGGTCATTATACTTAACAGGAGATGCTGTTGGTCTGAAATTGTCTCCTTTAATTGCTTTTCTAAATAAATCGATCAAAAAATTCATAGTAGTCTATTTTCTTTAATAAATATAACCTTTTTGGGTTAATTTATAATCCTAGCTCAAAAAATTTACCTGCTAAATAAGCCTTCTCATCTTTATCTAAACCTGAGTTAAAAGATTTATTGGATCCTGATGTAGGAGTAGAAGTTTCGAATGTTAATTCATCATCGTCCATACTATCTGGATTGATCTCTATATACCCATTATTAGTGCTGATTTTAGCTGCATAAGTCATACCATCCATACCATATCGGTTTTTCATAATATGGATACGACCTGTTCCATTTACTTTGTCTTGTCTTTTTCTAGATAGGGACATGGCAAAGTCTGCAATCATCATTTTATTGTAGGATCCTGCTGCCTTATCTCCTTCAATTACATCGTCTTTAGCACCAGCACGATTGACCTGTGATACGGTCCAGATAGGTACTTTAAGCTCTCTTGCCATACCTTTTGTAGCAGTATATACGTCATCAATTGCATCTTTAGGATCTATTGACTTAGTTTTGCTTTTTAATAAGTCAACATAGTCAATAATAACTAAATCTGGAGGATACCCTAGATCTCTGCATTTTTGAATATGTGATTCAATTGTATGCGTAGTAGCTTTTCCCATAGGAAATTCTTTAATGATAAGCTTACCTTTAATCTTGCTAACAGTATCTTCAATAGTTTGTCTATTCTTTTGTACGCTCTGTACATCAATACCTGTAAACAATGCGTCATAGCGCTTACCTACATAATACTCAGACAATTCTAATGTATAGTGACAAACAGTATATCCTCTTTTTACTGCTTCAGCTCCTATATTAACAAGCATCCATGACTTACCTCCACCAGGATTACCAAATATAATACCTAGATCACCTACACCTAAACCTCCCATTAGCAACTCGTTAATGTGTGGCCAGAATGTTGGCATTGGGGCTCTTTCTTCTTCACGATATCTTGTTTCAATATCTTTTTCGTATTCGTGTCCGATAGATTTTTCTTGGCCTGCTTTTAATGCTTGATCAATCATATACTTGATATCGTCATATTGACCTTTTTCAAGTAAAGATACTGAACTTAAAATAGCTTTTTTAATTTGCTGATTTTTACAGAAGCTACTAAACTCTTGCTCTACATAATCTCTATCTTCATTAGAGCTCTTTAATGCTTCTTTTAATTGCTCTACTACACTAATCTTTAATACTTCATTTTCTATCTTTCTTACTTCAACTTGTAGAGCGTCAGTTGATGGAGTTGTATTATATTTGTAGTAGTATCTTAATATCTCACCAACAATCCATTTGTGTGCTGGATTATCGAACATTTCTGTATCAAGTATATCGTGTATATTTTGTAGAAACTCTTTATGCTTTAATAAACTTGATAATACCTTGATTTGAAAACTAATACCGTACTGCTGTAACTGATTTAATGACGACATAACTTATTTATATTTTTGTAGATCGTGAAAATGATTAAACAACCATGATTGAACATTAGGTATTGAATTTCCTAATTGATCTTCATGATACAAATTTAAGAATTCCTGTGAATCATATATCTTTTTTGGATCTAGTAAAACACTATTTATTTCTTCTATTGCTTCTTCAGGAATATTAGGATCTTTTAAGTCCATCAACTTTTTATTTATTCTAAGTTGAAATTCATAGTTCTTAATAGATTCTAGTATTTTATGCTTACCTTCACATTTTTGTAATACATCATCTAGAGTGATTTGTTTATCTGATCCTAGTTCAGGAAAATGTTTTAACATTGTCTTAGATCCTAAACCTTTTACTCCAGGAACATTATCTCCTGAGTCACCTAATAGTATTTTTTGTGTTAAAAAGTTTTTAGGTGTTACTCCAAATTCTGTTAAAACAAGATCTTCATCATAGAATCTTTTTTTTGTAGGAGAATAGATTGTTATTTTATCTGATACTAACTGTAGATAGTCTTTATCACTAGACATAATAGTTACTTCGCCATCTAATTTGCCTGTTATATATCCTATTACATCATCTGCTTCAATTTTATCTATAGATATAAGATCAATAGGAAGTGTTTTTAAATAATATATTAATCTAACAATTTGATGTGTGATAGCTTCTGATTCGTCTTGTTGTGAATCAAATGAATCCCAATTAGTAACTCTATTAAGACCTCTATTTGCTTTATACTCTGGGTAGATGTATCTTTTATTAGTAGATGATCCTTGTCCATCAAACACAACAATCACTCTAGTTGGTCTAACCAATTTAATTACATACCCTAAAGAACGTAAAAAACCGGTTAAACCTCCTATATGAGATAGATCTTTATTAACCCAACCAATTGCAGTAAATGCTCTTAGAAAAGTATTCAATCCATCAATAAGTAGAACTCTACTATTGAGTGATGCTTCGGCTTTCTCTGATTTGAGAGAGTCGAATATTTTTTGATATTCTTTATTCATTAATCTTCTGTGTCAAAAATGTCAGGAGATAGCGCTGTTTCTTCTTCTACAACATCAAATGTACTTGATCCAAGAACTTTTGTCCATTGATCAGAATACTTCTTTTTGTACTCATCAAGCTCCTTTTTATCATCTTTGATGAATCCGTGAACTGTCATGATAACTTTGTTAACTGCTGTTACTCCAGTAACGTGATTTTTATCACAGCTAATTCTAGTTCTCTTAGCAAATTCTACTTCTTTACCATTCTTTGTAGCTTTGATTTTATTTGTACCAGCTCTAGCAATGTTACCAAATGTAACTACTAGTGATGAGTCAAAATACATTGTGTTACCACCTTTGTTATTAAGTGTAGGTTGGCCCATTGGTGAATCAGGCTTTGCTACCCAAACCTTATTAATTGCTACAAGTGTATTTGTATAAGGCTGTGATGCTTTACGAGACAATACAATTCTTTGATTAATAAAATTACCAAACTGTTGAGACATTGCTCCTGCATTCCACTCGTTATTATTTGTTGATTTTTCAACACTCATTCTACAAGGGATAGATCCTACAGAATCCCAGAAAAAACAAATGTCATGAGGCAAAGTTCCTCTCTTTTGCTCATCAAGAATATCTGCAATAAATGCTGATACATCTTCAATAGACTCTAGCTTTTCACGATCAATGTACAAGAAGAAACCTTTATAATCAATAACTTCACCAGTATTTGGATCTGCTACTTCTTCATATTCGAATCCCATTTCTTTAGCATGACTCCAATCCCACTTCATCTCTGTGATAATGAATACAGGAAGAATACCCATTTTTTGTGCACTAACTGCTGCTTCAAGAAGTGCTGTAGTTTTACCTGTATCAGAATGTCCTCTTAAAAGAGTAATATGACCAACTGGGATACCTGGGATTTGTAGTGTTTCTTGAAATGCTTGAGAAAGTGGAATCCATCTTTGCTCTTTAAATACTACGCTAGTTGAAAGGTTTTTGCCTTTCTTAAATTTCTCTAAACTTGAAATGTCTTTGATTGCGCTAGACACAGCGCCTGTAACTGATTTTGCCATACAAAACTTTTAGTTAAAAAACCCCAACCGAAGTTGGGGATTTGATTAGATATCGAAAAGATCATCAATTGCCGAATCTACACTTGGCTTAGTAGTATTTAACGTATACTGACCTTGCGCTGGCTTTTCCCATGGAAGATCACCTTGAGGTTTAGCTTCTACGGCATCAGCTTGTTCTTTCAATTCTTCTTCTGGATTAAGATGTTTAAGAAGTGCTTCTTTCATCTCATCATAAGAATATCTTTTGAACTGACCTAAAGGATCTGGTTGTGTTTCAAGCCAAAGCTTTACTTTATCTGCATCTTCAGAAAGTGGAGTTGATTTTGTTCTAACCCTAACAGTAGATGTATTATACATCAAGCCTGTTGTTTCTTTACCAGCAGTTTCAACTGTAATGTCACGACCAGTAATTGGATCAGAATAATCTCCTACATCCTCATCTTCTGCAATAGAAAGCAAATCCATATAAACTTGTTTACCAAATTCCCAAAGACGAACGCCTTTGTCTTCTTCACCACGAACAATCACAGGAGCAAATACACGCATTTTTGGTTCAAGCTTTTTAGCTAGTTGCCAATTATCGCGTTCACTTGACTTGCGAAGTCCTTGAGCAAATTCAACGATTGGATCTTTTTCATTAAAGTTAGTCAAACTAATCATGGTACGATTGTTGATACCATAATGCATGTAGACTTCTTTAAATGGATTTTGTTTATTAAACACTGAAGGCACAATACGTACTGAGTGTTTACCCACGGCAGGCCTCCAAATAGTTTGGCTTAGGTCCTTCTTTTGTCCTCCACGTGGATTTTGTAGAGCCGACAATCTTGATTTGATAACTGATATATCCATAATGTAACTAATTTCGATAAATGTAAGACAGAAAGGCTAGATAGAAAAATTAATCTTTCTAGTTAAATAGCAACTATCTTATGGATAGTAGTATTAAGCCTTTTCAGATCTTCTCCTTGAGTTAACAAGATTGAGTTCTTATAGTCAGGCCAATTAATAGGAAAAGTAGAATCTAGAACGCCATTATTTAAAGTCTTAATCAAAGTGTTTAAGGCGTTTATAGTATATAAAGTATTAGATTCTTTCTTTCTATGAAGTAGAATTGTATTAGGTAAAATTCTAGTTTGCCCTCCTTCTATCTCAATATTATATGTACACATATATTCTTCTGAGTCTGGGGAAGCCAAAACAAAGATTTTTTTATATAGGATTGTGTACTCTCTATTTATATCTCTTAAAGTGTCTTCTAAAGACTCCTTTGGAGAGAAAGTACAAAAAAGTTTATTCATAATTGATTCCGATGTTATTTCCAAAAATTCCTCATTTCTCATAACCTTAATTTACTGTTAATAAATATTGATAATATATTAGAAAGCATAGTTTACTCCATACTTATGTTTGACTATCATATTGCTACCTTCTAGGATTTGTTTAATCTTTTTTAGTAAAGGTTTACCATCTTCTTGAGAAAAATCAAACAAGAAAGAATCATAGGTAATTAAGATCAATTTTGTCTTCTTTTTACTAAGAAGCTTGTTTACCTCTAAGATCTTATATATGTTTTCTTTTGTCTCTAAATTCTGGACAATATAGTTAAATAATTTTAATTTGTTCATTCCTGGTAGCTTCTTTAATATTCTGCCAGTAGGCAAAATTAAAGCTTTGTGAGCATTATATTTCTTCCACTCTTGTTCTATGAATTGATCTAATGCCTTAAAGAATTCTATATGTTGGTATTGTTGTTCTATACCACCATAAAGCTGTTTAAATGTAATAGCCTTTGATTCTTTATACTGTTCATCTGTAAGCTCGGTGGTATTGAAATACGCGCGTCCCAGATAGTTATGCATAGACTCTTTAGGGGGCTCGAATCCTATAAGGCCAGATATTAATCTTAAATGATATGCATCAAAGTCAAATTCTACCAAATAGTCATTTTTAGGTACAAAACACTCTCTAAAGTCTTTATCTTTAGGTATGGCTAGAAAGTTAACACTGTTGAAAGAATTAGTAGGTCTAGCTGTTAAATTATAAAGATTATAGTAAGAATAAATTGTATCTCCTAAAAGAGAATATTCTTTATGTTGGAATTGATACTTTTTATTTAGGCAGCTAAGATCAACTTTTATTCCTGCTTGCTCAACCGTTTTATATGCATCAACTAATTTGTCTTGAAGTTCAATATCCATTTCAAGTTCAAAATAGTCTTTTACCATTTGATACAAGCATTCACATTTTTCATAGTGCTTAGAAATAGGAATGATTTCGTTTATAGTAGGTAAAATAGGATGCTTGATATAAAAATCTCTATGGACTAGTGTGTTACACTCAAAAGAACTATATTCATTATTTTTATCTAAACAGATAAATTGTACATCAATAGAATTAGGTAGATCTAAAAAATAAGAATGCATTTTCTTATCGAGAAGATAAATCTTATTGTGCTTTTGTAAGAACTCTTGAACTAATTTAAGATCTAAACTAAATCCTTCACAGTGGTTAATTACAAAAACATATCCTTTACTAGAATTATTATAATAAATTAAACTTACTCTAGCTAATTTTGGATGGTAATAATCATTTGAAGTAACTACTTGAATAAATGCCTGATCAGACATTTCTAAACGACTCAACTGTTCTTTATCTTCAATAATGAAATACATAACCTGTTATTAACTACTAATATACAAAAACTATTTGTATATAAAATAATCTATTTACATAGTAGGTCTTGCAAATTTTATATAGTCTCCACCAATAAATTCTACTATACCTAAAAAGTTTTTATTTGATGCCTCAGTAAGCCTCTTATTTGTTTCAATAATACCTGGAATTATATTGTATTGTGACTTTCTTGTATTGTTTAAAGGTCCAGTTAATTTCCAAAGTATAGTAGTTACTTGATATAATCTAATATCATAGTCTGTTTCACCATTTACTATATCATTATATTCATCTCTAGATATTTCAATTATATAACCTTTTTCATTTTCTTTTTTTGTAAAATATCTAGTAATATATCCTTTAATATAATCCTCTTCTGTAGGTTGTGGAAAATATGAATTTGGTGCACCTTGAATTCTTGTAGGTTGCGTATTAGTTTTTGCAATTAATTCTTCTTGGCTTCTAAAAGATAAGTTAACATTATCTAATCCTGGTATACCAACATAACTATTTAATTTTGTTAGTTTTTGACTAGGACCGATTTCAGGATTTGGTCCAGAATAAAATTCACCATCTATTGTTTCATAGTATTTACCAGAATATGGAGCTCCATTTAAAAAAAATTCTGCTCCATTAGTAGTAAGATTATTTACAGTCGCATATGATGGGTAGTATCTTAATGGCATATTATACGTTTATAGAGTTCCAAATACTAGCTGCGTCTCTTAATGCTTCAGCATCTACTTCTGAAGTCGGTCTATCTGGATATTTTGTTCTCACTCCAAAACCGTTCCATTTTTCGTACCATATTTTTGCATATGAATTAGCATCTATAGCTGACTCAAATCCTTTTCTTTTAAAACTAGAAACTATTTGGGCAATAAAACTTTCAAAATTAATAAAAGATACAAATGCTTTACATAAATTAGTACCGCCTTCTTTAGCTACTACATATCCATTGTGTAATTGAGGATTAAATTCCCAACCTCCAGATGTAATATCGAATCCTCCAAAATTATAATTAAATCCTCTAAAATTCTGCTCTATTTTTATAGTAGCCAAAATTGCTTTTGTTAAAACATCTCCATATATAGCCTTTAGTTTAGGCCCTTCAACACTAGGATCTATAACAGTTCTTTGAAAAGCTTGTTTTTTTCCTGTCCATCCTTTATTTAAGTTTTTATCTGTATATGGATCATTACAAGTTCCTGATGTTGTTGGATATAATGTGTCTTGAGAAACTCTACTAGAATTTATTCCAAATACGCCCGTTGAAAAATTTGTTTTAATAACACTTCCAGAAAATTCTGTTTTATCTTTTAAATAAATCATATTTGCTCTAACTGCTGTATTCCATTGATTATTTTCTATAGTATGAGTTAATCCTACCATAACAAAACCAACATTATTTATATGATCTTCAGGAGCATTTGGTATTTTTCTTGTTGTATATGTATATGGAAGTAGTTGATCAGATATAGTAAATGATTGTCCCATTCCTAAACCTGATATACCATCTGTACTAAAATTAACTGATATTGGTATCATAGAAGAGGCTCTAGTTGCATATTCATCATTTTTTACTAAAGTCATTTTTTCTATATAGTAATTTGTTGCATGAGATACACTAGTTTGAGAAGGATTTATTTTACTATAAAAATCTGATATAGTACTATTAAATTGTGCTGCGGATATTTTTAATGAATCATTATTTTTTTTATTTTGATTACTTCCTGTTATTTCACCTCTATTTACTATATATCTATCACTGTATGAAGTATTAATAAAACCAAAAGAATCTCCATTAGTAGATAACGTAGCTTTATTTTCATAATTTGAATTAGCAGAAATTGCTAGCATATTGGATAATCTACTACTAACTTCAGATTTTATTTCTAAAGATTTTGCTATAGAAAACTTTCCTAGTAGTGGTATTTCTGTAGTATTGCTTTTAGGAGTAATTTGTTCTTCAGTAGATAGAGACGGAACAAATTGATCATCAACTATTTGAAAAGTATTTGCAGAATCATTATAAGATAGTCTTAACATATTAAAATTACCTAAAGACTTATTTATATCAGAAAGCATTTGTTCTATAAAAGTCTTTAAATATACACTATTAGTTCCATCTTTATAACTATATTGTTGAGCTAGTTCAACTAAATAATCTATATTCATTAAAACATTCATTATTTTTCCTCTATAGATATTTCCTGATTGTTTTTCATTTTCTAAGTTTACATATTCATCAAATTTTAATTTAGGTAGTGTTGCACTTAAATAATCTTGAGTATCTGGATTAAATAAAGGTGTTGTTTCTTTACTTCCACTTGTTGCCTGTATAGCATTACTACCACTAATCAATATATCTTTGTCAAATAATTGTTTGTAATCTTCAAAGCTACCTTCAAAAGGAATTAAACAAGTCCAAGGATCTGTGCTTAGCTGTTTTGAATTAGTAAGACAAAAATTTAATTCAGGATTAAAATCTATATAAACTAAAGGAGTTTGAAAATCTTTATTTTGTTTACTATCATATATAGTACAAGAATGATTTAATATCATTAAAACTAAACCTAAAGGAATATATACTGGGTGATTGGTTGATGTTCCTTTAATTATTTCTTGATTTATTTCATATGGTATTACATATGCTTTTAATAATTCTTCAAAATTAACCGGTTCTAAAACACTTATATCTTCTTTATTTCCTAATAAACTAGTAGCAAATCCATATTTAGAATAAATTTTAAATCTTTCTATAGGCACCATTTTTTTATCTGTAGTATAAATAGAATCTTTTATTTTTGTAGTTTCTTTATATACTAAATCATCTATAAATTGTGAAAATATGCCTGTTGAAAATATTTGCTTTAAAAAAGTTTCACCTCCTCTAGCATCTTTTTTATCAGATATTTTTAAAACATATGTAGTTCTACCTATTTCTAAATCAGGTTTTTCAGTTTGGTTTATTGCTTTATTTAATGCATGTAGTTGTATTGTTCTAAGCATTATTTCTAATGTAGACTGATAGTTTAAAGCCTGCTGTATTTGAGTAGCTACTGTTTCTTGCTCATTTTTTTGTTGTTCTAAATTAGTAAAATTATTAACGTTTTGTGCTATTAGATCTCTATCTTTAAGAGTTTTGCCAAATGCTGTTAATAGTAAATTATTATTTTCTGTTTGTATATCTTGAAATAAACTACTATCATTAAAATCAATATTAATATCTATTTCTGTTTCTTGATTATTAGCATCTGTTGCTTTTAATTTAAATACTAAATTAAATGAATAGCTAAAATTAGGCCATGATTGTGTTTGTGAAAAATAATCTTTTCTAAAAGATAATCTACTATCTTGAAATACATCATTTTTAAATATTAATTCTATTATATCTTTTCTAGTTTTAGAATCTGATACGATCCAAGGTATTCTTACTCTTATATAGTATTCTTTACCTAGTGCTTTTGAATTTTTATAATTTATTTGATATCTATATAATACTACATCTCCAGTTCCTTTTCCGTAAATACTCTCACCACCAGCATTTTTATTTAATATCGGAGTTTCTTTATTAAAAACGTCTTGAAAAAAACCGAAAGTCGTATCTGGTCTATCATTTGGATTAGATAAAAAATATCTTTCTTTTAATTTAGATATATCTAAAGATATTCCTGAATAAGTTTGGTTTTTATCTAAAATAAGATTTAATCCGCTGATATAATATCTAGAACTTCTTTCTACTGCATAATCAAGTCTATAAAACTTTTTAGCGTCTAAAGTTTCATATTCACTATTATCACTTATTTTAAAATTAGTATCATAAGGAAAAACTACTATATTGTTTCCATTTTTAGAAAATTCTGATCTCAATTGTTTTTTTGCTCTTTCGCTATCTACATTATTATTTGCAAATGCAATAGCTTTTAGAGAACTTTCAGGTAAAGTAGCAAATAACTTAGGAGGGAAAACATTTGGTATTTCTAAAGCTAAATCTGAAACTAAATTTGATAGTATATCATTAGATGCAGGATCTGGTGGGAATGGATTTGTATCAGTTGGTACTTGACTAGCTGCACTTGCTTTAGAAATTTCAATTAATGTATTATTTAATTGTTTAATTTCCTCTTCTAATAAGTTAGGTAAAGTTCCTGCATTATTAATTTTGATAGCATCACCTAATATACCTAAACCCATTAATCTTAATGTACAATCATATCCTCCATCTTGAGTATATGTAAAATTAAAATTTGTACACATACCTAACATGGCATCATAATTACCTTCTGTTTCTCTTGAATTTTTAGCTATTCTAATTTGAATATCTTCTTTATTTAAATTTTCTTCAAAAGGATCTATACTATATAATTCAGTAGAAATTATTTTATTAGGATCTCTTTGATAAGTATTTTGAGGACTTGGATAATAAAAAGTGTGTCCCCATTCAAGAAACATGGTAAAACCTAATTTAAAATAAAGAGCATCAATTATGTCTAATTGGTTTTTATCCCAACATTTAAAATTAATTATTGCGCCTCTTATAGAACCTAACCTACCTTGTGTTTCTATAGTAACTCTAGTTATACCTGGCATAGGCTTATAACCGAATTGTTGCACTTCACTTTTACCTAACATTCCATAAGCGCCATCATAATCTAAACCAGATCTTAATCCATAAGAATTATTATTTAGATATTTTGATGTTCCTCCAAATAAAACATACTGTTTAGCAAGACTACTTGGGTTTGCTATATAAGAACCAAATAATTGTACTGGGGATTCTATATTAGCACCTGCTATATTTTTAAAATAGTTTATATCTCTATAATCATTAAGATTTACAGAAGAAACTAATCTTACCCAAGCACTTTTATTTGCTAAATATAAAATATTATCATTATCTCTAGAATCTTGAGTATTTTTATTAGCTCTAGTCTCTAACTGATTTAATACCCATTGAGGTAATTTAGTACCAATAATGTTAGATATTTTGTTATCTAATGGCATAACTATCTTATTGCGTTTATTTGTTTATATTCATTTATTATACCTGATATATCTATAGGAATTCTTAATTGGCTTCCTGGTTCTAGATATAAAGAATCACCCGGTAGAGAATTTGCAGATGCTATAATCCACCAAAGACTTGTATCTCCATAAAAATCAAATGCTATTAAATCTAATCTATCACCTAATACAGTAATAATATAGTTATCATTATTAGATAGTGGTATATCAGGATAGATATTATTTGAATAATATCTTTCTCCTGTATTGTTTTTTGTTACTTGTATATTTTGATATCTATAGTTCATTTTTATGGATTATCAAATTGAAATTGAGAGTTTATGGTAGCGTCTCCTTGTTGAGTTGCTACATTTCTTCTAACTCTATTTATTGTATCTAAAGGAACACTACTAGGAGTATTTCTTGAAAAAGCTTCATTCATTCTATTTTCTCTTTCTAACTGTCTTTCTCTTTTTGCTAAATTATTTTCATATGCGTTTGCATCTTCTACTATAGATGGTTCTATAAAGTTTTGGGAATTAGCTATTAATGATGTATTATTTTGAGTGAATAATTCCTGATCATTATTAACACTTGCTAATCTTCCGGAAAGATCTGTATTTCTAGTTATAGACGATCTTCTAGGAAGTATATCCATAATAGGTTTAAAAGATACTGCTACGTCCATTATTTGAGGTAATTGAGCTATATCTCCTATTTCACTTTTTTCTAAATTAACTTCCCAAGGATAATTATTATCAACAGTAATATTGACACTTTCTAAAAATCCTGGAACTCTATAAAAATAATCTCCTATTGTAAGTCTAACTACAGGAGCTCTCATTATTCCTTGTTGAGGACTATAATCTGGATATACTTGACTTATTAAAGTATTTACTTTATTATATAAAGGTCTTATTTCATCTCTTGAACCTGCAGCTACTCTAAATGAAAAACTTACTGTTCTATCAAAACCTTGATATGTATAGAAATTTTCACCCCTACCCATATATTTAAATCCATTTAATGTAGCGGAATTATTATCAGTTATACCAGCAATTAAAAATGCTCTAAAAAATATTGCAGTAGAATAATTAGGATCATCATTTGAAATAGCTTCAAAAACAAATTTAATTATATCATCAGTACCTTCTGAATTAAATTCCCAAGGAGCCACATTATTTTTAAAAGCAAAAGGATATTTAGAATTCATTTTATCTTTATAAGATCCTGCTGCTACATAAAACCTTTTATTTATTTGATTATTTCCCCATGGAATATAAGATCCGTCTAAAGCTAGACCTGTTTGATCTCTAAAGTCTTGTATTTTAGGTATAGCATTACCAAAGTTAGAATTTTGAGCTTTTAATTGATCATAGTTCATTGTTGAAAATGAACGTAATCTAGTAGTATCAACAACTCTTTTTACAGTAGTTACACCTATACCATAAGTAGATCCAGGACCTCCCCAATATTGGTATATAAAGTTTTTATTTAGTGATATTCCTAAAGTATTTACTGTATTTATATTTTCTATTTCATTTGCGTTTGCTATTTGTGCTACATTACTACTCATTTTAAGATTATTTAAAATAAGTAGCCTATTATTTATAGATTGATTATCTACATTTTGAGCATTAACTATATCATAGTAATGTTTTTGAAAAGGATTAAAAGGCATTAAACCGTGTCTAATTGCATGCGCTCCTGTTCCTGATGCTCCTACTTGTGCTAATGTATTTAATCCTTTATTATATACTCTAGTATTTTCTAAAAGTCCAGGAAGAGTTGCTGATTGTCCAAAACCATACAATGTATTTCCTGTTTCTATTTTAGGATTAGATAATTGTAGACCGATTTGTTTTTCTATAAAAGCTTTACCTCTAGGAGCATCTTCAAAAAATTTTCTAATTCTTGTTTTATCTATTTCACTAGATAAAGTAAATGTTTGCGTTCCTATATTAAATTTAATATCTCCACCACGAATAGGAAAATCTAAATTACCAGTAGACCCAGGTCTAAAAATAGGCTTAAATGTTCCTGTTGCATTAATTACATCAGGAATAGCCGTTTGAATATAAGGTAGACCTGAAGAACCATATCCTGGTTGGTCGTTACCAAACCTTAGGGTTTTTAGATTAGTTTTTAAGTCTATTAGTGGCATTTCATTTTTTTATTTTCTTCCTGTTTTAATATCTTGATTAGGGGCCATGTCTATTCTAGTTTCTGTATCTTTTTTATGATCTACAACATATGTAGTTTGATAAACATTAACATTAAGATTTTCTTTTGTGGGTTTTGCCATACTCATACTATTATCAGCAGCTTTAGTAGCGGCTGTTTCTGTTTTCAATTTATCTTTTGCTGCGGCATTTTCTACTGAAGCTATAGCATAATTTCCAAGACCACTAACTCTATCAGACATTTCTATAGATCCCGCTCTTATTTTATCTCCTGTTATTTTAGCTTTTTCACTATAGTCAATACTACCAAATGGAGTGAGCATATCAGCTATTTCTCCACCAATTTCAATAACATCAGCTAACATTTCCCCAGCAACTTTAATAAAAGTTGAAATTGTATCTCTTATAGTTCCTATTATACCTTTAATAGTTTCAGGATTAGATAGTTTATCTACAAACGCTTCTACTTTTTCAATGATTCCACTACGCTCAACAAATTCTACAATAGATTGTTTTATTTTTTCTATAGTTAATGCAAGTTTTTCTTGTGCAGATGCTCTAACTAAATCATTAAATGCAGCTTCACCACCGGCTTTATTTATTGCCTCTTGTTCTCTACCAGATGTTCTTAATAAATCTACTTGTTTTAATAAATCTTCTCTATTCTTAACACCAAATTTAGAATATAGCTCTTGTTGTTTAAGCATATCTGCCATTTGATCTCTATTCATTCCCATTGCCTCAGCTAAAGAGTCTTGTTGTATTCTATTCATTTTAGAATATCCTGCAGCGTCTCCTGTATGCTTTGCAATTTCAGCAGCGGCGCCTGCTAAATCATTATTTAAAAATAATTCTCTAGCTTTACTTAAATTAATATTTTTTCCTGTTAAAAGTTGAGCTTCAAATTCTTTTGATATAGATGATTCAAAATCTAAAAATGAACTTGCCATCCCATCTAATTGCTTTAGTTCTAAACCTAAAGCTTTAGTGCTAAGAAATGCTTTTGTTAATTTTTCAGGATATTTTGCAAATTGAAGTCCTAAATAACCTCCAAGACTTGATACTTCTTTTAATACTTGTTGATATTGAAAACTTACACCTGTTGCTCTTTCTAATCCTTTAACTTGACCAAGTACAGATTTAACTGTATCTTCAGCTTCTGCACCAGTAATTTGAGCAGATTCTGCAATTCGTGCTCGAGTATCTGCTTCTAGACCAGCAAAATCTTTTAATTTAATATTAGTTCTTAATATTTCTTGATTAAGAATATTTGTAATACCTAATTGTTGTGTTAATTCTAATTGAGACTCAAGATATTTTTTACCGGTCATGTAAATATCTCCTGATGCCTGTGATGCTGCTGCTAGATTTCTATATAGATTTCTTGCACCTTCTGCTGAAAGATTTAATTGTCTTCCAGTTTTAACAATCATATTATCTACACCAAGAACTAAATCTAGTAAAGCAGAAAAACCATCTATTAAACCTCCTAGAAGTCCACCTACTAAAGGTATTTTTCTTGCTAAATCAGACATTCCACTTGTAAGGCCTCTTACTAAATTACCTGAATCTTCAGATAATCCTGCCATAAAGTTACCTGCTTTTGCTGCTGCATTTCCTACCATATCAAAACCTGCTGATAATCCTTTATACGCAAGTCCTACAACTCCTAAAGCTGCGCCAAATTTAAATACTGGGTCAGTTTTAAAATTATCAGCTATTCCTTTTCCTATACTTTTAATACCAGTTTTTGCAACACTAAATTTATCAGAAAAAGTACCGGATTTTTTTCCAGAAGCATCTGATTGGGCGGCTAAAAGTTTTTGTTGAGCCACCATATCCTGCTGTACTTGCTCACCTATTCCAAACTTATTAGCTAAACCACCAACTAATTTTCCAAGAACTCCTGCATTTTTTTGAGATCTTTTTTCAAATTCTTCTTGTTCTTTTAATTTCTCATTATTTGAATCATATAACTCATTTGTTTTTTTAGCTTGGATATATGCAGCTTGTTCTAAATTTAATCCTTGTTGTATAGTAGATACTTTTTCTTCTTGTTTATCTACAGCTTCTTTTGCTTGATCAAAAATATTTTTAGTATTAATAAACGCTTGTTGGTCTGCTGAAAAAGATTGTTGTTTTAAAGAAATTTGATTTTTTAATGCATCTAATTCTCTTTTTTTAGTTACAACAACTAAATCATTATCTGCTAATCCTCTTTCAGATAAACTAACAATATATTCTTCTAACTTTCTTTGGTCTTCTAATTTATTATAATAATCATTTAAAGCATTATATTCTTGTTTTTTTGTTTCTTTAAATTTATTTTCAAAAGATATAAGTTCTTGTCTTTTATTAATATAATTTCCTTCTAATTCTTGCCTCTTTTCTAATTCTGTTAGGTATTGATTTGCTATTTTAACTTGATCTGATTCTATACCTCCTAATTTTGCAGCAGATTCTGTAAGCTTTATTTTATTTATATTTTGTTTTATGAGATTTTGATTTATCTCATGTTGAACTTGTTTTATATTAATAGTGCTAGTACTATAGGATTCTAATTTAGCCGCAATAGTATCATGCTGTTTTATAGCTTTTTGTAATTCTCTAACAGAATCTCTTAATATATCTCTATAATCACCTTCTAATCGGAGCTGTTCTTTTAGACTATCTAAAAGTTCTTTTCCTGTAGATCTAGATTGATTAGATCCTTGATTAGGTGTTTGTCCGCCTGGTGTATTTTGGTTATCTGCCATTTATTAGTATTACCTACGAATAAATATTTACTTTTTGTTTTTTACTTTGGAAACAAATGAAGGCTGATCTAACTTATTTTTTACAGCATCCGGTATTTTAAACTTACTCATATCAGTTTTTTCAGTAACTTGTTGACGGCTTTGATCACGCATCTGTTCAATCTTTTCTAGATATTCTGATATCTTTTTAAGATTAAAGCGTCTTTTAGGAATATCCATATTCCAAACCTCAGAATAGGTAAATCCCCCACCACCGTGATAAGTTAATTCAAAAACCTCTGTCATGAATGCGGACCTATAGTCCGCTCCCGGGAAAAAAGAAATCTATCGTCATTGGTAAGTCTAAATCTACTTCACTACCATCTGACAATATAACTGTAGTATTCATTAATATATCTGGGGTAATAGATGCTATATATTTACGGAGTTCGATAGAATCCATTGAAAGTAAATATCCTTGATCAATAAAGTCTCTGACTGTTTTAACTGAGTAGTCTCCATTAATAGCTACAATCTGATGTTTAAGTCTTGTTGAAACAGCTCCTGCTTCTAGACCTAAATTCTTTTTTACGCCTTTAATTTCTTCATCTATTTTTTTATCATCTGATACAGTTAATATTTTAAATGTAATTACATTTCCTGATTTAGGAAGTTTGAATTCAAATTCGTTTTTGTTGTTAAACAAAGTCCAATCTAATTCTTTATATTTAAGATTCTGTAAATCAATAGTTACTTTTTCTTCTTCGCCTGTATTAGGATTTTTATACATAAAAGAATAATCTTTTCCGTATGCTAATATTCTAGCAGCGATCAATAAGCCATTCCTGTCACCTAAGGTTATGTCTTCATAATTAATTGGTGCTTTTATTAGGCTTTTGAGCATCTTCTCAATGGCGAGGCCCTGGCGCAGCAGGTTAACGTTTGTAAGGATGTCTTCCTCTTTAGCCGTCATATACTTCATTTCAACTTGACCAGATGATAGAGTATTTTCTTTAGGATAGATAAGACCTTTAGAAGGTAGGTCGATTAATTCTGTTGGTACTGTAAACTTTTGTTCAGACATAAAACGTATTTATTTATAAATATAAGAATAATTAATTTTATAAAATAAAAAAAGCCTCTAGTAAAGCTCTTTGTATCTTACACTATAACCTTTTAGCATAATCCCATGCTTATCTTTTAATCTAAATTGTATAGTACTAGGATTTACTTTTAATATTTTACTTAATTGTAAAGCACTTCCTGCTTCTATTATTTGTCCTGATTCTGATTCATAAATTACAGATCCTTTACTAGCATTTGCAAATTGTCCGATTTTACCAGTTTGCCTTTTTATAGCTAATTCTGAGTACTTTTTTCTAGTTTCTTCTGATGGAGTCCAATTTTTTTTATTACCAACACCATTTTTATTGCCTTTCATTTTAGTACTCATAGACTGTTTAAAAGACTCTGTCTTTTTTCTCTTCCAAAGAGCCATTAACAGTTCTCTTGCCTCAGCATACTCTTGTTCAGTTATATTCCTGCCATTATTATAAGTCATTCTGTGAAATGCCCATAGCATTTTCTTTCCATATACTGCATGTTGTTTAAATGCTTCTGCGAGGTATTTGTGAGCTTTATAGTGTTCTTCAGCAGTTAATAAAACAGTCTTGCTTTTCTTACCAAATGATAGTGGTACGATGTGGTGACTCTCGTAATACTTGTCTTGACCTTTTATTCTTTCTTCTGATATTGCCTTTCTTATAATGGCAAAGTAATTTTTGAGCATAAAAAAACCTCCCTTTATAATAAATATTGGGAGGTTTAATAAATTGATAATTGAGTACTCAGTAATTTAATACACAGTAATCCATTCCTATTGAAATAGTCAATTCAGTTGGATCAGATGTTGACCAGTCATAGTTTCCAAAAGTAGCTTCTTTAATGAAAGCACCTTTAACAATCCACTCACTTACAATATCGCCTACTGGACCTAAAATAGACAAGTTAAGATCTTTCTTATAGAAGTCAGAATAACCATCACGACCAGTTACTGATTCATGGTGAAGACGTACCCATTCCATTACAGCTTGTTGTCCTGAAGGAGATACTGGGTTATAGAGTGCTAAGCTCATATCTCTCCATTCAGCTTTACCTTTAATCTTACGGTAAACGTTGATATGGTCGAGTTTGATCTCATTTAAAGTTACACCTGGTGCGTCTGCCTTCTTAATCATGTAAGAAGGAATACCATCAATGTACATCACAAATCTATTTGATACTGTCGGTTCAAACGCTGTGAACATTATTTCATTAGGATCCAATACTGGCATTGTATGTTAAGTTTTATTCTACTTATAAATATTCGACAACGAATTTATTTATCTTCTGCGTCTTTTTTCTTCTCTTCAAAAAAACTAGTATCTGTAGATCCAGCACCTGTTTTTTGATCGAGAGATTTTCTAGCTTCAGGATCTTGTTTAATTTTATCAGCAATCATTTTTGCAATACCAGTAATACCTCCAACACCCGCAAGAAATCCTGCGTTATCTTTTGCAAAATCTACTATTTGACCAATAGCATCCATTATTTCAGGACTAACAGCTTCTTCTACGGTTGCTTTTTTATCAGACGTTTCCATCTCTTGAATTTTTTTATCAAGAGCATCTTTAGCTTTTTTTAATTCATCTAAAGATCTGTCTTTTTTATCATGTTTCATTTCTTCTACTTTTTTCATTCCGTCTTTAGGAGCTTTCTTTTCTTTCACAACTGTCCAGTCACCATAGGTTTTACCACCTTTTTTGGCTTCAGTCAATGTTAATTGCTTCTTTACACTCTCGTATAAGTGAGCAGGTACTTTAATTCTTAAAATTGTATTATCGTTCATCTTAAGGTTGTTTTATTTTATTGACCAAACGTTGTGCCAGTTGGAAGAATGTTGAAGTCAAGTTGAATGAATTCCGCAGTCTTTGTAGGCTGTAAGTATATTGTACCAACCAATTGGTTACGATCTACTACATCTGGTGTATTATTAGTCTCATCCATTACTACTTGGAATGCATAAAGACCTTGTCTTTGTTGTACTGATTCTAAGTATGGATTAACTTGATTTAAGAATTTATTTCTTGTTACCTGAGTATTTGGTTCGAATACAATTGTTTCGCCAATTTGACCAATGTAATCTTTAAGAGCAATCAACAATCTTCTTACATTTACACGATCAAGTGCAGATGGTTTTTGTTGAAGAGTCTTTTGACCATATATTACTGTACCAACTCCAGGGAATGTAGCGATTGGGTTAACTTTACCTTGATAAAGCAAGTTCCTATCGTTAACTGTTAATTTTCTTTCTGGTTGAAGTACTGTAGATAAAGCGCCTCTGTTAAGACCTGCAGGTGCAAACCATTCAGCAGCAACTTTGTCGTTGTATTCGTAAACTGCTGGTACTAATGTAGAAGCAGGAACAAAATTTATTTTACCAGTTTCACGGCTTCTAACTTGTACCCATGGCCAGTAAGTTGCAGCATATGAGTTATCATATAAGTTTGCTTGACCAATAACAGAGTTTAATTGCTGACCATAAGAAGCCATATCAATAACTGCAATTGCATCACCACGACCTTGAGCAAGAGTTAAAATGCTATCTACTGTAGTTTTTGCATTCTGACTATTTAATCCTGGTGCATATACTACATTTACATTATAAGAATCTTGATTTTCAAGAAGATTTATTGCTATTGCGTAATTTGCTGGATGTACACCTTGAATATTTGAATTTGCTGTTGTTATAATAGAAGGAACAGTCGGAATACTTTCAAACATATTCACTGGTTCTTTACCAAATGAACCGAATATAGCACCTGATGCTCCACTAAAAGCACCATTAGCAGATCCAGATCCTAATCGAGGAAGCGAGGATGTATATTGGTTTTGAGGAGTTCCAGTTTGATCAAAATATCCAGGAGTTGGAAGATTAACAGATTTAACTCTTACATATCTACTTTTATTTTGATAAGATCCACTTATTTGTAAGTAGTAATCGTTTGTTGAATCTTGGCGGATTGTTTGAGTTTGATCACCAATTACATATGCAATATAGTTATTTTGATTTGGATCTAATGAAAGATTATTCCAAGTTTCAAGAATAGTTTTACTATTATTGTAGTCATCACCACGGCGGATAATGATACTAAATACACCTGAACCTGTATCAACTCCAGTTACTTCCCAACGAATATTAGCAGAAGATCCTGATGGCAAAGAACCATCTACAGAAGTTCCACCTAAATTATTCATTAAATTACCAACAGAAAGCGTTTCTAATTCAAATGAAGTTGCGGCTCCAATAGAAGCTACAGATGCAGTTGCTGGTTCATATCCTGATAGAGTTCCGGTACTGCTTGAACCAGAAGCAACTCTTGTAACAAGAAGAGATTCTCCACCTTGTTCAAAATAGTTAAGCGCTGCAATTGAAGTTAGATATTCAAAGTTAGTTCCACCAGAAACAAATGCTGCTCCGAAGATAGCTTTGTATTCTGAATAGGTAGTTACTAATGTTGGAATGTTTACAGGTCCAATTACTGTAGGGCCTAAAAGTGCTGCTCCAGCAGTAATAGGTCCTTGTGTTATTTGGGATAGATCGTTTTCATTTAAGAAAACTCCTGGGCTAATAAGTGTTTCGGCCATTTATATTATTTTTATCTAGTAATAAATATCTATCCTTTATTCAAAACACTTTATTGGAATTCTCCAGTTTCGATATTTATGTTGATGTTTCCGTATTTGTCTTTTAGTTCTTCAAATAATAAACCTTCAGATTTTTTTAAATCTTTAATTTTTTGTTTTTGATCTTCCATCAATAACTCTAAAACCGTTTTTTGATATTGTAACTCTCCTAAAGCAGACGCGATTTCTAAAGAGTCTTTTCTAACTTGATGTAACCTTTGTAATTCGTTTTCTGTAAGCTTTGCCATAACGTAATTTTATAATAAATATGTAAACTAATGTAAGAAATAAAATGGCCCTCTAATTACAGAGAGCCTATTTTTTTATATTAAAAAAACAAAGTCAATTTATTTAGTAGTTTTCTTTTTAGGAGCAGCTTTTTTCTTTATTACTTTTTTTGCTTCTTTTAATTCTTCTACTTGTTGCACGCTAGCAATAGGTTCAGCTTTTGGCTTAATTACTTCTACTGGTGCTGGAGCAGGAACTACTGGATCAAATGTTGGATTTTTTGGGGCTGGTGTGTCTTTGCTAATTTCTTCTACTTTACTTTTCCTAGAAGTAGCAATAAAGTATGCAGCAACACAAGCAACTGCAAGAACTAGAATAATCTGTAACATAAAATAGTTATTTATTTATAAATATACGAAAATAAGAGAAAAATAAATTTTTATCCAATTTGTGCTACTCTATACTGACGATCAGTAGGGTCTGCTAATTTAAGTTCATCAGCTTTTAACTGCGCTTCTTCTTGAGTAGGATATTCATAGATTGGATCATTTGGATTTAATCTAGCTACCCAAATTTGATCACTGCCAGGAATAAATTGCATTTGTACTTGGTAAATCATAAATTATTTTTTTTATTATAAATATATTAAGTACATCCATTACAATTTATATTTTCTGTACAATCAACAGTAGATGAACATGCAAATATTGTAGGTATTGCACCACTAACATAAACAGGAGTATCTCTAGAACAAACGTATGCTGTTTCAGCAGATAAAACTTCTAAATTAACTATAGCACCATCATTACATCTTGAATAAGATATTGTTGTAGTTCCATTTTCTGCAATTATTGTATAACAATAACATGGAGGTGCCGTTGTCGTAGTTGTTGTAGTTGTTGTTGTTATAGCACAAGGTACATTAAATCTAAAGTATGGAGCCATAAAACATTATTTTAACAATTTGTGTATAGAGATCCTACTACAGCTGTACTTGAATTTATATTATAAATACTACCACCTTCATCTCTAACGTAATTAAATCCAGTAATTAGTGCATTTGTTCTAGGATTTAATAAAGCAGAAGAATTTGCTGATGCTGCTGCTAATGTAGGATCATTATTTGATGTTACTACTGCTCTAATATTATCAACATTTCCGCATGATGGAGTTGTCATAAAATATATAGGCGTTAATATATTTTGATCTTGACTACCTTCTTTCCACATTACTAAATATAAAACTTGTGAAGTTGAAGATAAAGTATAATCATATGTTTGAAAATTAGTATTAGTAAAAGTTCCGTCAAACACAGGAAAACCAGTTAATGTGCCTGTATTAGTAAATGGATATGAGGTATATATTTGAAACCTCATAGTAGATAAATTAGGAGTTACATTATCAGGAGAACTTATAGTTATACTGGAAACGGCTCCAGAACTCCCCGTTACATTTACTCTATAATATAAATAACTACCTAATAAAATAGGAGTGTCTATATCTCCTGTCGGACAATTTTGATTTGCTGTATGATCATAACTATACCATTCTGATATTGCTGATGGAACTACGTCATCTGTAGGTTTTGTGGGAGCGCTTCTATTAACAGGAACGTATCCTGAACCAGTATTAGCATCGCTACCTAATAAACTACCAATTTTAGATAATTCTATATTACTAGTACGACCAGAATTTTGAAGCTCTGTTATGAGCATACTCATTGATATAATCCCACTAGCTGGTAATGCCACAATGTATTTTTATATATCAAAAAATTGATTACATCTATTAATTAGTCTCAGAACAAGCATTGTATCCATTAATTATATAGTTTTGTCCACCTATAACTACGGTTTGGGGATTACTTGTTATAGAAGTTCCACCAAATGTAAGTGATGTCAATCTTACGGATAGTGTTGATCCGATGGCTTCAGAAACTGCAGTGTTATTAGCTCCAACAGATGCTCCTGAATTTATAGTAGTTGTAGTTTGGGGCGCTCCTCCAATAGGTGTTGAACAGTTAGCAGCTGAAAATCTTAATGGAGTTGCTACTGCTGATACTGTAGCTCCTGATACACCACTGGGATCTGTAGTACTATTAAATGTTAAACTGGCTTGAAGATTACCTGAAGCTCTCGAAAATGAAATAGTATAGACATAATTGTATACAGGAAGTGTTGTAGTTGTAGTTGTTGGTGCGGGAGGTCCACCTTCTCCAAATACTGCTCGTCCTGAGTTATTTACATTTGTAAATCTAGCTCTTCCTGAATTGTTTACGTTTATAAATCTTGCTGGCATAAAAAATATTATTATGGTGTATTTGGTAATGATCCTGTTGGCAACCAAGGAGCTTGTTCTATTAACACAGGAGGATTAATTTGATTTTGTATTTGTTGAGCAACAGTTGCTTCATAATTTTGCATACTAGCAGTGCCCATTGAAGCAGTCATCCAATTATAAACTATATCATAAGTAAGTTCATTAAAAGGAGTAAATGCAGAACCTGATTCGTAAGTAACTGGTTGTACTCCTATTACTGACGATTGGTATGATCCTGTTGATCCATAAAGTTGCCAGTGCACATTGAATACTACATTTGTTTCTCCAGATGCAGTTGGATAAGCTTCTAAAGGATTAAAGTTCCAATTGTAATTAATTGCCATTATTTTTTCTTTTTCTTATTTTCTAATAAATATTTGAGTTCGTCTATTTGTTTTTGTTGTTCTTTAACCGCTTCAATTAATAGTCCTACCATATTACCATATGCCACACTATAATTACCATTTTGGTCTTTAGATACTACTTCTGGTATTATTGGAAGTACTTCTTGTGCAATTACTCCTATCTTAGTTGATTTATCATCTGTGTCTTTTCTAGTATAGCTAACTCCTCTTAAAGAAGTTAATTTTTCTAATGCATTTTCAATAGGTTTTACATTATCTTTTACTCTAGCATCAGAATATGCAATAACATCTCCAGTTGCACGAATTGTTCCTAATACATCTAATGCGTATGAAGGACTTGTTGTTAATATACCAACATTACCATTTTCTGCAATAGTTAATCTAGCATTAGACAACGTAGCATTTCCACTACTTCCTTGTGGTCCATTTAATATATGTATTTTACCTTGAGCATCATTTGAAGTTAAATCTGTTCTTTCAAATACTATAGCAGATTTTCTATATAAATTATTTGCTTCTCTATATCCAAAATGAATTCCGGTCCATTGACCGACTGCTAGTCCATTTACGCCTATTGATACAAAATCATTAGCATTTGATATTACTTCAAGAGGTTTTTGTGGCGTTGTAGTTCCTATACCTACACTACCACCATTAAGCCAAGAATCTCCATTTGAGTTTATTCTTACAAAAATAGAAGCACCGCTGCTTCCTCTAGCTATGTCTAGTTTAGCACTAGAATCTGTGTATCCTAATAAAGTAGATCCTGCCTGATATAGATTGTATGATTGACCTGAATTGGGAAGAAATAGACCATATGATGCAAATTGAGCAACACCGTCTGTATCTTCTGCTCTAAACATAACTCTATTTGTTGATGAGTATATTTCTGTTTGAGCATTACTTCCTAATCTTATTCTACCATTTACATCTAGTGCCTGACCTGGAGTTGTAGTTCCTATTCCTACATTACCAACAAAATACGTTTGGTTTGACGTACCTCCATTTATAGTTAAATAGGCTGCTAAATCATTAGATATGCCTCCTCTAAATCTAGCTACATTTTGAAAATAAGATCCACCTGCAGAATTAGAATAGAAATACCCTGTTCCATTTACTACTAAACCACCAGAATCTCCATTAAGATATACACCATTTGTATTTGATATATAAAGTGAACTTCCTCCTATAGATCCATTTACATCTAATGTATATGATGGAGAAGTTTGGCCTATACCTACAGTTCCCCCTAAAGGTTGTAACGCTAGTGGATATGCAATATCTGCAACAGAACCATGGCGCATTTGTAGCCATCCATAAAAAGGACTATTTTCATGCACGCCAAATGTTAATGCTGTTGTTGCTGTAGATTTAATAACTATAGCACCTGTTGGTGATGTTCCAGATAAAGTAGGGGTATTATTACTATCTATTTGGAATCTACCTGTTGGTGTAGTGACATTTATTCCTACATTAGTTCCGTCTAAAGACATTACATGCTGGGTACCTATTGTGCCAGCACTATCTGTACTTTGTTTCCAAGTATAAAAATCAATAGCATTACCAGAAACAGCCCCAGAATTATGTCTTGTTTTTATTGTATGTCTATAGGTATCAGTATTATTATACCCAAAAGTAATTTGATTACTGCTAAAATTAGCTGCACTATTACCAGATCTTAGTTGTAAAGATATTTGACCTGCTGTATCTTGAGCTCCTCCAATATCTAAGTAAGAACTAGGTGATGTTACACGCACTCCTATGTTTCCGCCATTAACTATTCTAAGTGCTTCTGGTATATTAAGAGGCGCTCCTGCATTAAGTCCTGTACCAAATGAAATACCTCCATTATTATTTCCATTAAATTGAATGTATCCCATCCAAGTAGAATCAACTTTTTGTTGAATTCTAAATCCTGCAGTTTCCCAAGTACCTCCAGTAGATACTCTTGTATTTGTAAGTTCTAAATAATCATTATTTGAAGTTGTTACATTAAATCTTTCTAATAATTCTTGAGTTCCTGCGGTGCTACTTAATGATTGTCCTGCTATATCTAATTTATATATAGGAGAAGTAGTTCCTATACCTACATTACTTCCAGTAATAGCCATTGTTGCTGCAGTTGCTGCATTAGGAAAGAAGTATATACCAGCATTATTATTCCATATATTTAATGAAAGAGCTCCTCCATATGAAGTATATGCAGATCCTGCTTTAAATATTTCACCTGAGCCCCCATCTGATTGTAATAAAAGATCAGACCATTGACTATTAGCGGTAGATCCAATTCTAACAACAGCCTCTGTTTGATTATTATAAAATCTAGCTATATCTCGGCCTGTATTAAAAACATCTAATTTATATGCTGGTGACGTGGTACCTATACCAATATTTCCACTAGAACTAATCATCATTCTAGTACTAGTACCGCCAGCCATAAATTCTAAATTACCACTTCCATCTGAAACATTAATATTAGATCCAATTAAAGCTAATGTACTATTGCTACTATTTGTCCATTGTATAGAACCATTTGTTGTTGAATCTGTTGTTTGTAATCTTATAGCGGGGCCAATCGCTGCTGTTCTTGCTATGTGTAATGCTACTGAAGGGCTTGTAGTACCTATACCAAAATCTCCTCCGTTAGTTAAAGTTAGTCTCCAACTTCCACCTGAATAAACTCCAAAAGGAGAAGTAGACGTAGTACTTTGAAGTCCAACGAATACATCTTCTGTACCAGCATTATTAGTAAGCCAATAACCAGGTGTAGAAGAATCATCAGATCTAAACTTAAGCCTTCCAATAACATCTAATCTTTGATTTGGAGACGTATTACTTATACCGACATCTCCTGTTTGAGTCACTGTTACTCTTTCAGTACCTGCAGTATATAAAAATAGATCTCCTAATGCTGAGCTAAAATTTGTGCCTTTAAATCCTAATCCCCAATAAGTAAGTCCCGTTCCTGTAGAACCTTTCCAAGTAAATCCTATTGTTTGATATCTATTTGCATTTATTCCTTGATAATCAACATTTATAGCAGAATTAAGTGCAGTGATTGATGTTTTACTATTTGTAAAAATATCAAGTCTATGTTGTGGATCATTAGTATTTACACCAACATTACCATTTGATGATGTTATAAATAATGATATTGGATATGATGTTGTACCTATTCTTAAATTATAAATTCCTTGAGAATATACAGCGGCATAGTTATTTGCGCCTCCTCCTGCATCCCAACTTAATTGCCCAATACTATATCCACTAGTTCCCCAGTTTAAAGTTCCTGCTGAACTAAATTGGTATCCTGTAGCTATATTAGTATTTCCTGAGCTATCTAAGGTTACTCTAACCGTTCCATTACTTTCTAATGCTAAATTTTGAGCGTCGTTTGTACCTATAAGTGCTGTAGTGCCAAAAGAATTTCCTCCTTGAACAAATGCATTTGTAGTTCCTGAATTAATAAAAGAAGCAGTAGATGCAAAACTAGCTGTACCGGTTAATCTACCTGTAAATGACCCAGTAAATGAGCCTGTAAACGATGCTCCTATAAATCTAGAACCAGAAAATATACTAGAGGTTACTGCATTACTAACAAATAAAGCTGCAAGACTGGCATCTGATGAGCCAGAAGTTATAATTTTTTTCCAAGATGGCATTCAACTACATTTTGTGGTTAGAAACTTAACACTATGTTAAGCCTACTTCCCTTTCGGGCCGACAAATTATTCTATTATAAATATCAGGAGTTCTTTTTACCCACTGACTTTGTTTGCTCGTGTTGAACAATTTGTTGTAGTTCTACTTGCTTTTTTTCTTCTTCTTTTCTTTTTTGGGCTTCTATATCTAAAAGCTCTTGTTCTATTTTAATTTGAAGATTAGCAAGGAATTTTGCATCTTTTCCTGAAACTGTTACCAGGTCTAGCGCCTGTCTAACAAATAAAATCTCATTTTGTGTGAGATCAATAGAGAATATATCTAACATAACTTACTATTTATTTACTGAAACATATTGGTTTTGTAATTTGACTATCATTGAATAGAACATCTCTATTTGATGTCCTTTAAGATCTGCATTCTTAAGAAGTGTTAGTAGATATTCTAATTCTTCTTTAGATAAATCACTTGGTTTTATAGCCTTCCCTGTATCTGTTAAAGAAGTAGGCTCTCCAGCAACTATAACTTGTTTTAAATTAAATGCCATAACTAATTATATTATTTTATGCATATATAAATATATCTCCAGTGTCGTTTTTAATCCACATATTACCAGAACCATTATTAGCGCCACCCCATGTTGGAGCTGCCGATGGATTAGATGATGGTGATATTTTTGCTGTTACTGCATATTCATCTGGAGTGGTAATTGCTGATGCGGACGCATGAACGTTAAACGCTACAGCAAATCTTCCATATGTACCTGCATCTGTTGCTTCTAAATAAAAAGCAGATCCAGACATTCCTCCTGCACCAGTGGATGAAACAATTATAATACCACCTTCTGTTAATGTAGTAGATCCTGAAGCTAATGCTGCAAATCTATCTCCAATTAATAAGTTTTGTGTATTTTGAAAACTAGCCGTACCTGCAACTGTTAAGTCGCCAGTTACCGTTAAGTTATTATTGAATGTAGAATTTCCAGTAACTGTTATACCGCCTGCGGCTATACTTAAACCAGAAGATGCACCTGCTGCAATTTGTACTTGTGTTCCAGTATCTGATATATTAGATCCTGCTAAAGTATTTGATCCTAATCTAGGAATTTGATTTGTTGTAAGAGACGACGTAGACACTTGAACAGCATCTGCTAATACAGTAATTAAAGCTCCTGCTCCTACATCAAAAGTTGATGCGGCAGAACCATTAAATGTTGTTCCTGTTAAACCTGCCCCAGCAGTTAAAGAATTTGCTACTTGAGCTGCTGATAAAGCTAAAGATGCTGTATTTGCATTTGAAGAAGTTATAGCGCGTGAAGCTGTTACAGTTAATAAATTATCTGTAGCATTAAAAGTCAAAGTTGCACTATCAACTCTTAATGGTCTATTACCTGTTGTGCCATCTACAAAAGTAACATAAAAAGGACCAACACCTGTTGTAGTGTCAGTAACTGTAGATGCACTAGCAACTAAAGCATTTTGAGCCCAAGAAGAAGTACCAAATAAACTACTAGTTATATTAGTAACACTTAAAGTATTAGTTGATGCATTAAATGTTAATGTATTACTATCAACTCTAATGCCTCTGTTACCTGTTGTACCATCTACAAAAGTAACATAATAAGGGCCAGCTCCTGTTGTAGTATCAGTAATTACAGAATTAACAGCAGTTTGTGATTGATCTGATCCTGGGGAATATGATGCACTAATTGCAAAACTAGATGTGCCTAATAAAGTTACACCGGTTGAAGATCCAGTTATTCCTCCTTGCAGTCTTATAGAACCAGTAAATTGAAATACATCAGCATTTACTATAAACGAACTATCTACTCCTAATGTTGCAAGTTCTGCCTGACTACCAGAGGTTATGACTTTTTTCCAAGTTGCCATTTAATTTTTTTTATCTATTAATAAATATACTCTATCTAAATAAGTTAGTTAGGTTCAATGTATGTGTACTCTTCCAATCCTACATACATTGACGCAGATGTAAACCAAATAGATCCAGCTTTAGTATTTCCTGTTGGATCAAAAGACTGCGTTGCTATCTGAATTATACTCTGACTAACTGTTAAAACTGGTTGTTTTGTTGTAAAATTACGAACTATAAATAAATTACTATATATGTCTGTATCTCCTGAACTAGATATATTAAAATATTGTGTAAATCCAGAATTAATTAAAAATAAATTTTGAGGAGTTACATTTACACTAGCAGACACACTTCCGGTTCCTATTCTAAATCCAGAAATTCCTTGTATATTAGATCCTTCTAAGTAAGAAGCAGTTAAAGCAAAACTAGATGTGCCTAATAAAGACCCGGTTATACTACCTAAAACTTTTAGTGAACCAGTAAATTCAAATACATCTGCGCTAATTAACAAGCTATTTGCTTCTAATAAAGAAGCTGTTAAAGAGCCTGTAATAGATGTACTTTGTAATTGAGCCATTTTACTTAATTAATTGTTTAACTTGATTCTCTAATAATTCTATTCTTTTTTGTTGCTCCTTTATTACGTTTATAAATATAATACCTAGTTTTCCATACTGTATACCTATAGGATTTCCTGTATCATCTTTAGATACAAATTCAGGAAATAGATTTTCTAATTCTTCTGCTATTAGACCTATATCTTCTTTTTTAGTATCTTTCCAATTAAATGTAACAGGATTTAAGTTTTTAAATTTTTCTAAATCTATTGAATAATTTTGTATATTTTCTTTTAATGTTCTAGTAGACGTTTCTACTAAAGTTGTTACTGTAGCAGTTCCGTTAAGATTTAAAGATCCTGTTATTATTACACTTCCTGAAATATTTGCAGATCCGGTTACATTTAATAAATTAGATATATAGCTTCCTACCCCATAGTAATTAGCAACCCTAGCAGTTGGATCTCCAATATTATAAAGATTATCTCCTACTGGTAAAAAATGTCCTGATCCTAAAGCATTAAATGTACCTGTAATATACCATCTGTTTGTACCACCTGTTCCTAAATACAACTGTCCACCTGCACCTCCACCCATTAATCCTAAATCTCTCGAAGCCCCGCCTGCGCCTTCACTAGTTATTCTATGCTGAATAGAATCATAGTAAAACCTCAGTCTTCCATAAGTAGAATTACTAGGATCATTAAACGTATAGATATAAAGTGGATTATTTGCATTAGATATAAACTGAGTACTCAATCCACTACCGGAAATTAAAAGACTTCCTGTTATAACAGCAGATCCTGAAAAAGGAAATGTTGATCCTGCATTTAAAGCATATGAAGCGGTTGTAGCAAAACTAGCTGTACCTAATAGAGATCCTGTAATTCCACCTAACACTTCTAAAGAACCAGTAAATTCAAACTTGTCTGATCTAACAATAAAGCTATCAGCGGATGATGCTGTTGCTGCATATGATGCGCTTCTTATACTATTAGACCCAAACGGTCCCCATACATTTGATGCAGTTACAAAAGAAGCTGTATCAGATTGTATTGAAGCAGGTGTCCATGATGCACTTACTGCCCAACTTGCTGTACCATATAAAGATCCTGTAATTCCACCTAACACTTCTAAAGAACCAGTAAATTCAAACTTGTCTGATCTAACATAAAAATTATCTGCAGACGATGCTGTTAAAGCATTTATTGCCCAACTAGAAGTACCTTGAAGTGAACCTGTAAATCCTTGAGGTGCAACTACTGAACCTGAAAATGACCAGCTTATTGCATTATGCCATGCTCTTATAGTACCTTGACCATCAGCAATAATAATATTATTGTCAAGAATAGAAGATAGTCCTTTTATATTTGATCCTATAATTGTATTATAACTACCAGTTAAAAGGCCGAAGACTGGTGTGTTAATATCAGCACTTGGTGTTATTGCACCTATAATAGTATTATTACTACCTGATAATAAACTAGGAGCTGCTCCTCTACCAATAATTACATTACCCTCTCCAGACCTTAAATTATATCCTGCTGCTTGTCCTAGTGCTGCATTAGAAGATCCAGTTGATAGATTAAATAAACCAAAATCACCAAATGCAGCATTATAATCATCTACAGTATTTCTATATAGAGCATAAGAACCAAATGCATTATTTACTTCACCAGTAGTGTTGAAAGCTAGAGCATAAGCACCAAATGCATTATTTCTAAAGCCTGTAGATCCTGTTGTATAGAATAAAGCATAAGCACCTACAGCAGTATTTCTATTATTTATTGCGTATCTTAAAGCGCCATATCCTATAGCAACGTTTTCAATTCCGGAAACTAGTGTATTTAATGCATAGTCTCCTATAGCTATATTGCGATCTGAGCTGCTTACAGCATTTACTAAAGAAGCATGTCCAAAAACTATATTGTTATCATTACTAGCAGAATAAAAACCTCTACCTATTGTTATGGGTTCTGATGTTGTACTTCTTATAAAAAGATCTCCACTACTTGTTATAAATCCTAGTACTTCAAGTGAACCAGTAAATTCAAACTTGTCAGATCTAACAATAAAGCTATCGGCGGATGATGCTGTAAAAGCAAATGATGCTGTTTGTATACTATCAAATCCATAAGGACCATATACATTAGAAGATGATACATAAGATGCAGTATCTGATTGGGTTGATCCTGGTGACCAAGACGCGCTTACTGCCCAACTAGAAGTTCCATATAGTGAACCAGTAATTCCACCATTAACTTCAAGAGAGCCTGTAAATTCAAACTTGTCTGCTCTTATATAAAAGTCATCAGCGGATGATGCTGTTAAAGCATTATATGCCCAAGAAGCAGTTCCTACTACGTTTAATGCATGTGACGCAGTTATTGCGTAACTAGAAGTACCTAATAACGATCCAGTAATGCCTCCTAGTACTTCAAGTGAACCTGTAAATTCAAAATTGTCTGCTAAAACTGTTAAATCATCAGTTGTTAAACTTCCAGTTATATAAACAGAGCCAGTAAATTGATGGGTATTAGAAAGTTGAGACCCGAATATAGTTGAGCCAGTTATATATTGTGTACTAGAAGTAATTACTTGAGCAACAATAGTTTGTGCGGTTAAAGTACCTCTAACTAAAAAGTCATCAGCAGATGATGCTGTTAAAGCATTATATGCCCAACTTGCTGTTCCAACTACATTTAGTGCGTGGGAAGCAGTAATTGCATAAGAAGCTGTTCCTAATAAAGATCCCGTAATTCCCCCGTCTACTTCAAGAGAGCCTGTAAATTCAAACTTATCAGCTCTGATGTAGAAATCGTCTGCGGAAGACGCTGTTAGTGCGTTATACGCCCAACTTGCAGTACCTACTACATTTAGTGCATGTGAAGCTGTAACCGCATAACTAGCCGTTCCTAGTAAAGATCCAGTAATACCTCCTAATACTTCAAGAGAGCCTGTAAATTCAAACTTGTCTGCTCTTATATAAAAGTCATCAGCGGATGATGCTGTTAAAGCATTATATGCCCAACTAGCGGTGCCTTGAACATTTAGTGCGTGTGAAGCCGTTAATGCGTAACTAGAAGTTCCTAATAAAGAACCCGTAATTCCACCTAATACCTCTAAAGAACCTGTAAATTCAAACTTGTCTGATCTAACAATAAAGCTATCAGCAGACGATGCTGTTAAAGCATTTATTGCCCAACTAGAAGTACCTTGAAGTGAACCTGTAATTCCACCTAAAACTCTTAATGATCCTGTAAACTCAAATACATCAGAATTTATTAATAGACTATCTGCTATTAAACTTCCTGTTACTTGAAGCGTATTATTTAAAAAATTTAAATTTGTAGATGCTATAGCAGAATTTGTAGAGCCATCTGATAATAAAACTCTACCTAGTTGTGGATTAGATATAGTATTAAAACCGGTTCCTGAGGTTCCAGATGATCCATTAGCTCCAGATGTACCATTAGTTCCTCCAGTGCCACCTCCACCGCCAGATCCATAGTAGAACTTGCCTTCTTCATCTACAACAACTACTCTAGTAGCTAAATTATTTTCATTTAGATTAACTTTAAGAGTGTTGAACCTGGCGTTACCGTCTTGTTTAGGCGCTTCTATACGAAATCCCATCTCGGACTATCTTTCTAATACATATTTGGGATTTATAAATTATACTAAGAAATATGCTTTTCAATGGCTTTTATAACTTCTTCTCCTGATATTGTTTTGCTGCATTCAAACTGTCTTTGTGTTCCTTTATGTTTTGGACACCAATTCCAATCCCCAGCATCTAACTGATGTGTATTAAAACAACCTCTACAGAATCCATTTTTTGTATATATTCTAATTACATCTTCAAATTCAGTTATAGGATCAGAAAATCCAGATACTACGCATGTTTTAGTTCCTAGTGCCCAACTAAGCCAACTAAGACCACTACTAATACCAATAAACATTTCTGATTTTTGTAGTATTTCTATTGTTTTTTCTATACTGGTATTATAAAGATATTCTATTCCTTTAGGATTAGCATTGCCCATATAACCGTCTTCTTCTTTTGACAGCATAATAACTCTATATCCAAGACTTTTTACATAATCAACTACCTTTTGCCAACCTGTTTTATTATTCCAGTATTTAGCTTGCGCTGTACTATGTACCGCTATTGAAATTAGTTTTTCTTTCTTTATGTTTTTATCAACAGATAGTCTAGGTCTTAGTTCTTTATACTCTAAACCTAAAATATCAGATGCTGTTTGTTGAAGTGGAATGTGTTTAAAATCTCTAGGATTCTTATTATAATCAATAGTTCCATCTTCATTATAAAACCATCCTATAGTATACATTGCATAAAGGTTATTAACAGTTTCTCCAGGTTTAACAAACTCAAAATTAGGATATTCTTTTTCAAAAAAGTGATTCCAAAATGTTGATGTTATTATTTTACAATTATACTTTTTTTGAAACTCTTCTATATAAGGAAACCATGCTAAAGTATCGCCTAAAGATTTAGAATCTAATGCAATATATACTCTTTTATCTTTTAAGTCTAAATTATATTCATATTCATGAATTCCATCTAATGCTATTATTTTCCAATCAATAAAATTTTGTTTACTAGCTTTAATCCAACAGTTAGAGGATATTTTACCTGAATGTAAAACTTCATTTGTTTTATTATCTGTAAAAGATACTTCATAATCTAATTTTTTTCCTCCAACAATTTCAAAGAAAGCGCCTTGAATAAAATTGATATTAAATTGAGGAATAGATTCTTTTGAAGGTATTGCTAATATTTCTGTATTTTCATAACCTTGTATAAGTTGATCTTTCATAGTATTAGAATATTTTTTTACTAACTCTTTTGTTCTATTCATCCACGACAATTCTAATGCTGTTGTTTTAGCTAGTTTAGAATATCTAAGATACTTTATTGGGTTTATTAATTTAGATATAGCTTCTACTATTTGATTTGTATTTCTTTTTACTTTGATTAAGCCTTTTAGATCATTATTATCTTCATAAGTCCCTACTACAGGAAGACCTGATGCCATGGCTTCAAGTAAAGTTAAATTAGGATGTCCTGCTTCTAATATAGATGCATGAACAAATATACTATGCTCTTTATATAAGTCTCTTAATTCGTCTTCAGTTAAATCATAAAGAATAGTGAGCTTATTGTAGTCAGAAGGAAACTTTTCAAAATAGTTTTTGTTATTACTAGGTCCTGCTATAGTAATAGGAAGATTCAATTGTTTAGCGGCTTCAATAGCATAATTAAATCCTTTTCTATCTTCAGATTGATCATGAATAAATCCATTATTTGCTACGCATAACAATTTATGTTCTTTAACTCCTGTAGGAGTAAAGTAATCTGTGTTTACACCATGAGAAAAGTATTCTGGTATTCCTTCAAAGTAATCTACTAAGAATTTAGCCGGTACAAATGCTTTTTGCGCATTTTTTATAGCTAATAAATTTTCTTTATATGCACTAGAATCTTTCCCATAAAGATAGGCGTGGTGATCATGCATAGTAAAGTAATAAGGAATACCTCTCTCATGCGCCAGGTTCGCTAGGTTTGCCACATGAATATGAACTACATCATAATCATTTACCTCGTCCAGATATGAAATCTTGGGATCATGGCCTAGTTTTAGGAGGCAGTTATGGATCTCCCATATAATTTTTTCCACTGCTCCCCAACCATTAGGTGGAATAGGAATTAAACCTGGAGTAACATTAACTATTTTCATTTGAGTGCTATAATAGTTTGTAGTGATTCTATATTATTTTTATTTATTACGTAAAATTTAGATTTATGATCATTCATTATTATTTCTATTTCTATATTTTCATCTGTCAAATCAAATATATTATAGGAATGACCATTGGTTCCAGAAATTGTATGATCTAATATTTCATCTATTTGATTCTTTCTTTTAATAACAATTTTAGATTTATTATAATTAGTAGAACTGCAATTCCAAGTAACGATAGCAAATTTAGTGTTATCTATAGGACAATACTGTTCTTCTATCCCTTCTTTTGAATATGCTACTTTATAAACAGAAGATACAAATCCATCTACTATAAAATCAGATTCTGCTGCTGATGTTATCGTATTCCATGATGAATCTGGAAAGTCTATTCTTACTTGACTCGGTGTATTAACTATTAAATCTTTGTATCCTTTATCATTCCTAAATAATCTCAATAAATAATCTTCTACTAAAATAAATTCATTTTCTTTACTTCCTAATTTTAATTTAGAACTTATATAATCTTCTTCTTTATTAATACTAGGCATAATTTTAGTAAAATAATCTAAGCTTAAATACCATAATTGATAAGATAAATACTTATCTTCATTTACATAAATGTAACCATTTTTATCTTTAGTTTCATACATTATATGTTTTATCTTATTTATATTTTTTATTTCAGAATCATATTCAATTCTAAAAAAATGAGTAAATCCTAATGATTTTGCTAAATTAGTTGAATGGTGCAAGTTAGAAAGTACAGATAATCCGTGTTTTTGTGTTACATTATTAGAAAAAGAAAAATATTTGTCGCTATCTTTATACCAAACAAATACCGTATCATCACTTACATATTCATTTTTAAATAGTCTATTATTATTATCATATAATATGTAATCAACTTCATTTATTAATGACTCACTAAATTTACTATTAGTCACTAACATTATAGGAATCTTTGTATTTTTTAAATTAGATAAGGTTTTTTTAAATGTAGTAAAACATTTTTTATCGTGAAAAAAAGCATCAATTATTATAATAGGTTTAATTTTATTTTTTAAATCTATTATATCTTTATAAGCATTTTTAATTATTTTAGATTGTTTTGCTCCTACTTCCATTTTCCAATTCCAATCTTTTTCTCCGTATGCTCCTCCTGGAGTTATTCTATAAACTCCTCCTGGCCATCTATCATTTCTTCCTGATCCTGTTTCTAACAAAAGGCAGTGTAAAGCCCAATAAGGATCAAAAACATCTTCATGGAAAAACCATTCAGGAAAAGAATAGTTTTCTTGTTTAAAAATATTTCTAAACATAAAACCAAAAGACATATAATTAGCTTCTATATTATTTAAAAGCTCTACCTCAGGTTCTATACCATAACAAGTAAATTTAGTATATTCCTCTTCTGGATTTTCTGTTTCTTTTTGAAAATATCCAGTACTATAAACAGAATACTCTGAATTAGATTGTAAAAAATCTATTTGTTTTTGTAGTTTATAATCATCTACATAAAAATCATCTCCATCTAATATAGTTACGTATTCAGATTTTACTCTTTTAAGTAATGTTGATACCATTAAAGAACTAGCGCCTTGATTAATCTTATTTTTATTTAAAATAACATTTTTATTATTTTTATATTTTTGAAGAATTTTCCAAGTACTGTCTGTAGAACAATCATCAGATATTAAAACATTAAAATTAAATAATGTTTTTTGTCTTAATACGCTGTCTACACACTGTTCTATATATTTTTCATGATTATAAGTAGGAATAACTACAGTAAGTAATTTTTCTTCTATAGACTTCTTAGCATAAATTGTTCCTAATGGTGCTGTAGCATAAGAATCTTTTATATTATGATTATTTTTAGAATTTTGGTCTCTTATTTGATCTATATCAAAACCTTTAGAAACAAGTTTATCTATTAACTTTTTTACTTTCTGATTTTTATTATCATGATATTCAATTAAAAATGCATCAATAATATTAAATACTTCATCTTCTAATTCGTCAATAATTTCATATTCGGCTCCTTCTATATCTATTTTAACTAAAGATATTTTATCAATATTATTTTGTTTTACAAATGTTTTTAAAGATATTGCAGGTACTATGACTTCTTCTAATGAAGTTGCGTGTATTTCTAGGTGTTCTTTTGATAGACTTCCTATAGTTGTGTTTGTAGGATCTATATAAAATTTAAGATCTTCATCTTTAGTATAAACAGCTTTTTCTACTATTTCTACACTTAAATTTTTTGTTACACTATTTAAATTAACTAAAGATTCTTTATTAGGTTCAAATGCATAAACCTTTTTAACTCCTTTATTTGCGCATAAAAGCGAAAATAATCCGCTATTTGCACCAATATCTAAAACCAAATCTAAAGTATCTAATTCATAACAATCATATTTATTTTCTAAAAACATCTCATTATAATTGTTAAATAAACAATCAAATGGATTATCTAAATTAAGATGTATTTTATCTTGATCAGAATCTTTAATAAATAAATCTTTTGAAAATACTAAATTATTATTTAAGTCATAAAACTCTATTAAAATTGTTCCTATAGCATAGTCTTTACTAAAATCAGATGCTGATGTAGGAATTGGAACTACCCACCAACTAGAGCTATTTTCAAAATTTGCATTGAACCAATATAAAGGTGCATTAGAATACTTTTCTTTTATTGATACTTTATATATTACAGGCTCATGTTTTTTATACTGTATATTTATTTTATTTTCTGATGCGATTACAGATATATCAAAAACCTGGTCTACTTTATTTATTTCCATTCCTAATTTATTTAGTATCAATTTTATATTTTCATCTTTAATATTAAAATCTAGATAGTCTATATTACTAAATTTATTAAAATAATCTAAATAAACATCTAAATTAAAAATAAGTGACGGTGTTTTCCAACTAATAGCTTCTCTAATTACTAGAGGCATTGTTTCTTTATCAGTAGCATGACCTCTAGAAGTAAATAAAAACAAGTCAGCCATTTCAAAAAAAGTATCTACATCACTTCTTTCTCCCCACCATTTACAATTACTAGGAAAATCTTTCATTAAAGGTTGCCAATAATGTTGAAAATTATCTGCTTGATTTCCTATAAAGTGAAATTGAATAGGATAGTCCTTAAGCGTTCTAGCATATTCAATAACTTCTGCTTGATTCTTTCTAGGAGTAAATAATCCTACATTTATAACATGTTTTTTATTAGGATCTAAACCTAATTTATTCATTAATTTCTCTCTAGTATGAGTTCTAGTTTTATATTCTATAGGATATTCTACTAGTTCAATAGGAATATTTAATGGCTTATAAGTCTCTACTTGATATTGACTTACCATCATAAATTTATCTGGAAAGTGTATTTTTCTACTTATGTCAAAACTAGAATCGTGAGATGTTTCAATTATTTTATATTTTCTATTTATTGAATAGAATTTATCAGCTACATCAATAGGCATAAACATTTCAGGTATTTCCTGAAGGTGAATTACACTTGGATTAAATTCTTCAATAAGCTTAAATAAATGGTGTTTATCTTGGTCTAAAGTTATAAGTCTATTGCCTAAAAGGTTCTTAATCCTATTTCTTTGAACTACAAGATTCCCTCCTGTTACATCATCCCACTCTAAACAATATACTATGTGTTCTTTATATAAAGCCTCTATTTGTTTATAAAGATATTGAGGCATTCCACCTGTAGATAGGTGAGGAGCAATAAAAAATATTGTCATAACTTATTATTCTGTTATTATAAATATGTAAATTTTTATCCTGTAAAATAAAAAATATAAATTACACCTTGAGCACCTGCACCACCTGGACCTGAGGTATCATCATCACAGGCACCTCCTCCACCACCGTATAATCCACCAGCAGGGCTTGTTCCATTTGCGCCTCCCGATCCTCCTGTACCAACAGCATTTTGAGCACCTCCGGTTCCACTTGTACCTTCAGTAGGAATGCCTACTCCGCCACCACCATATCCTTGTCCAGAGTTTGTAGAGCCTCCTCCTCCGCCACCACCGCCGGCACCATTTGATCCAGCACCAGTACCTCCTCCAGCACCACCATTACCAGAAAAACCACCAGCGCCACCACCGCCACCGCCTTGATTATTGTCTGTTGCACCGCCACCTGCTCCTCCATTTCCACCACCTGTTCTAAAGCTACCAGATGATATACCTCCTGCTGCTGATGTAGTACTTCTTTCTAATCCACCAGCACCACCACCTGCTTGAATTAATATACCAGCAGATGAACTGACATAACTAGCACCGCCCGCTCCACCATTTCCTCCACCATTTGCACCTGCGGTACCTCCCGCTCCTACAAATAATATTAAATTTTGTCCTGGTGTTGTTGTTATAGTTCCGTAAGCAAATGCGCCTCCGCCACCACCTCCATAACCTTGGTTTCTATCTCCTTCAGAACCAGCGCCTCCACCTCCTCCACCTACTAAAACTGTATAGATTTCAGTAATTCCAGCAGGTACAGTAAAGTTGTTTATTCCTGTAGTTGTAAAAATAGATGATGTACTAGGACGAATTCTTATAGCAGATCCTATTTCAAAAGTACCTCTTTCTTGTATAAAAGATCCATCAAATATAGTAAAAAGAGACATTTTAAATACTATATTTTATAACTGTATTATAAATTGGAATTTCACAATATGTAATTGAATCATCTAAACTTACTACTTTATATGTAGTTGATTCTTTTACTACTTTAACTGAGCTATATAATCCTTCTATCATCCAGCTGTTAGCAATATTTTGAATTGTCCATTCTATATCTGTTCCTGTTATTAAAAGTCTATTCATAATTAATTATTTTATCCTCTTGTAATGTCATATCTATAAGCCATTAAATCTATTGATCCACTTCTTGCAGTTGTACCTGCTGTTTTATTTATTGTTACTCCTAAACCTGTAGCTCTAGTTTGTGGAGGTAGGTTGGTTGTTATTTCACCTGCTATAATCCATGTAATACTATCTGTTGAGTAAAAATATGTTGCTCTTGCCCAAGTTGGGTTTACATATATTCCTAACCAAATATAGTTAGTATCAACAGTAGGTCCTGCTGCACCAGTAGTAGTTCTTGTTGAGTTATTTGCTGTTGCTCCTTGCCATGCTGTACTTGCTGTTCTAGTGTATGTCCAATAAACACCATCTGTAACGTTGGTAGTACCTACCGAATCTTGAAATCCTGCAAATATTTGATATTCATTAGTAGCATCAGATAGAGTTTCTACTGCCATTCTACATAAAAACACTGCTTGACCATTAGCAGGTATAACAGACGATCCATCAACAGATCCTAAAATAGCTCTTCCTGTATTAGTAGTTCCAGTGGATATACGATATACTCCTAAAGGTTTTTCTGTTGTATTAATTAAATAGTTACTAATAGTTCCACCAGCAGCTGTACCAGCAGCTATTCCTGCGAATCTACCAACTTCAGTTGCCGTAGTAGTAAATACATCTGTTGCACCTATAAAATCATCATAAGTATCAAAGAATGCACCAAAACCAATACCACCCGATGTTGCTATAGGTTGCCATCTAGAATCAATTCCATCATATAATAAAGTAGCGCTACCGTTTGGAAGTAAGAATATAGGATTTCTAAAATCAAATCTATTTGCTGCTGTTGAAGATGCTGATTCGTCTTCTAATATAATTAATCTATCTGTAGATGCATTTTTTAATATTGCCAATCTACCAGCAACACCGCCGGCTAGTCCTGTTATTTTAATAGATGCACCTGCATTTATATTAATTGTAGTTGCTTTTGCAGGATCTGCATCGTTCCATCCTGTTGGAGAATAGTCATTTTGATTTGTTGCAGGAGTTACAACTATTCTTCCATAATGTACTGCGTCTGTTTCTATACTTGCATTTATTGATCCTGTAATTAAAAGTGATGAAGTAGTAAATGTGAATACATTCACACTACCAGAAGATAGAGTAGCTAATACAGGAGAGTTTGATCCACTATCTAATACTCTTAATAGATCTCCTCTACTTCCTGTTACTCTTAATAATACAGATCCGCTACCTTGTATTTGTACTGTATTAGTTGCTTTAGTAAATGTAAAGTTACCTGACCCACTAAATGCTCCTGCATCATTGAATTGAACAGTTGTATTTGCACCACCAGGTGTTCCACCACCACCGCCTCCAGTTGAACTAATAGAAGCAGTACTATTAGATACAGTAGCTGTCATATTAGTTGTAAAATTCAAGAAATTAGCTGTTCCTTGAATAGTTCCATTATTAGCTACAGTAAGTATTGTAGTTGAACCAGATGTTCCACTTGAACCAGACGTTCCACTAGAACCACTAGTACCATTTGCTCCATTAGCACCGCTTGTACCACTAGATCCTGAAGAACCGCTAGTGCCGTTTGCTCCGTTTGCCCCTGATGTACCTGAGCTTCCACTAGATCCGGAAGTGCCAGATGAGCCAGAAGTACCATTTGCTCCATTAGCTCCTGATGTGCCAGATGAACCACTAGTTCCATTAGCTCCATTAGCACCAGAAGTTCCACTAGAACCAGAAGTGCCTGATGTACCGCTAGTACCTGATGTTCCACCTCCGCCGCCTGAGCTTGGTGCCCACGATGCAGATACTGCAAATGATGCTGTTCCAAATAATGAACCTGTAATATTTGGAGCTGAAAGTGAACCTAACATAGTAGCACTACTACTAACAATAAGACTTCCTGTTATAGTAGCAGTGCCAAAAATATCTAAAATAGAATTTAAATCTAATAATTTTCCTATACCTACTCTTGATTGAGAAATATTAAAAGGAACTTGACCAAATTGACCAATACGAACTGTATTGTTAGAAAAAGCTTCGATTAAAGGAAGACCCGCTGCTGTATTAACCGAAAATAAAGAACCAGAAAGTGAGTCATCTACTTGGAATAAGCGACCTGATGTTCCATCTACTGAAAAAACTTCAGATCCTGAAGCATTGATGTTAGCTGACCCACTAACAAGTAGGCCATTTTTGACTTTAAATTCGTTTGGCATGTTTTATACTGTTTTCACTTTCCGACAGCTATGAATAAATATTAAGGAATTACAATTGGATTTGGATTAGGATTAGGATTACTCCATTCAGGAGTTGCTAAAATAGTTAGGATTTCATTATAATTGTATGGACCTTCTTTAGTAGTTAATGAATCTACTGATGAAGGAATTGTTGGTCCTTCCCATTTTACAAATGTTTTTGTTTCATCTACTGATTTTCTTACTGTATCAATAGATGTTTCTAATACTTGAGTAAAGTCGATTTGTGGTAATTCTGATACGTTAAAGATCATGAATTCTCTGTTTTCGTATGACATAGTTTATAAATTAAATCGTGATTTTTGTGCGTTATAGTTTTGTAGAATTTCTGATAGTGAAAGTTCTCTGTTGTATATTTGTACGTTTGCTATTCTTCCATTAAACCACCTAGTAGCATCTAGCCTGCCTACTACATATGGACTTATAGTAATATTGGGAGTTGTATTTGTACCTTCTACAGTTCCAACTCTTTCTTGTCCATTTACATATAATTTAGTTGTAGATCCTATTAATCCTGGTGTTTTAGTAAACGTTACATTATACCAAGTTTGAACATTTAGTGCTGTATTATCTCTAAATCTATTAACCCAAAAATCTAAAGCTATTCTTCCTTCATTCCAAGTAGTACTAAGTCCTTGATTAGTATTTCCTGTAGAATTATTTCCTACCCCCGAAGGATAGTTAGTTGAAAAAACAGAACCATTCCATATTGCAAAATAAGAAATAGTAAATGAAGGATCGCCTGATATAGGTAAATTTGATCCTCCTAATACAAAGTCATCTATACCATCAAACACAATACTTCCACCATTGGCAGAATTAAAAGTGGGTCCATTAGTTAAAGTACCATTATTACTTCCAGCTAAATCTCCCCAAGTAGTTCCACTACCAGGATAGGAATTCTTATCAGCAGCATCTAATGCTAATACTAATCCGTCTGTTACTATTTTACCAAATGCGAATTGTGTTGCCATAACTTTATAGATTGAATCTTGATTTTAATGCGTTGTAATTTTGAGTAATATTTGCTGCTGTTAATACTGTATTATATATTTTTACATTATATATATTACCCGCAAAAAGTTCTCCAATAGGACTTGCACCATAAGCGGCTGCTATTAATACTGGAGGTGTAGAATAAGATATAGCTCCTGCTGGGTGGGTTATAGATGACAATACACTTCCATTTATATAAGATATAGCAGCTCCTGTAGAACTATTAAAGGTAAAAACTATATTGTATATTGTATTAGTTAAAAAAGTATAGCTTGTAGATAATGTTCTATAAGTGCCTCCAGTATTTGTACCACAACTTAATACAGTTCCATTAGTTTCTATCCTTACCATGTAAGATAAAAAAGGTGCAGTCCAAGGAGGACCATTAAAAGGTTTTACTACTACTGTATTAAATGAACCAAAAGAAGTAGCTCTAATCCAAGTATCAATACTAAAAGATGTTGGTCTAAGACTCGTGCTATCTGATGCTGTAGTGTGATCATCTATTCCATCAAATACAATACTACCTCCATTAGCAGAATTAAATGTAGGGCCATTAATTAAAGTACTATTATTATTATTACCTGATAAATCTGTCCAAACTGTACTACTACTAGAATAAGAATTTCTATCAGCAGCATCTACCGATAATATTAATCCATTTTGAATTATATCTGGTCCACCTGCTACTCCCATAGTTATAAGCCGAAGCGTGATTTTTGTGCGTTATAGTTTTGTAATACTTCTGATTCTGAAAGGGGGCGGTTATATAGGTAAACTTGTGCTATTCTGCCTCCCCAATATCCATTAGCATTAGCTCCTACAAGAATAGGATTTCCACGAAGTCTTCCTCCAAAAAGAGAACCAGTCCCAGCTGAATTACTAAATACATTTGTTCCATTTGCATAAACAATTTGAGAACCACTTAATGCAGTACCAGCATAAGTATAAACAATATTTGTCCATTCATTTAAAGGTATTATATATCCTGTATCTGTATACGAGCCAACTGTTGATACAAATACTCTAAAACTACCACTAATTTGAGCTGTTCCCCATATAGTATTATTTCTAGTACTAAGCCCTTGATTAGGTGCAGTGGATGTTTTATAAACCCACATAGATACTGTTAGAAGAAAGCTTACTGAATCTGTAGATGCCCCAAAATCATCAACTCCATCAAAAACAATACTTCCTCCATTATCAGGATTAAAAATAGGTCCATTAGTTAAAATACTATTATCACGACCAACTCCTAAATCAAACCAAGTAGTTCCACTACCAGGATAAGAATTTCTATCAGCAGCATCTAAACATATTGCCAATCCACTAGTAACCATATTTGGTCCATTTCCAAATGACATACGCCTTTATTTTATAATAAATCAGTAATAGTTTTTACTCTCCAAACTCCTGATGATGTAAACTGAAGTCGTACATTTGCTCCTGATATATCTACTGCAAATAAAGCAGAGTTTGTATTTCCTATATCAGTAGTTGTTACCTCAGTATATCTTATAGTTGTTCCACTCCATACAGACATTATCTGACCAGATCTTGCATTTGATCCAGAAGCTATAGTATAATTATAGAATGCAGATGTTGCAGATCCTGTGTTTATTGATGATACTATTACTGCTCCAGTTGTTGTAATAGATGAAGTAGCATTAATTTGAGCAACTCCTCCTATACCTACGCTACCTCTAAGCACAGTTCTTACAATACTGGTATTACCTAAAGTAACTGTATTTGAACCATTACCAATAGCACTACTACCAATTACAATTTCATTTTGACCGTTACTTTGTGAAGGAGATGCAGCATATCCAATGAATACACTATTATCAGAAGTTGTATTAAAAGTAACGCCATCAGAAAGAGTATCACCGGCAAATGCTCCAATTCCTACATTAAAAGTTCCGTCAGTATTACCTCCTAAAGCACTATACCCAAATGCACTATTAGTATTTCCACTTATATTATCAAATAATGAACCATATCCAAATGCAGAATTATTTGATCCTACTGTAGTGAACCTCATACTAACAGCACCTACAGCGGTATTACCACCACTACCACCAGAAGAAGATATTAGAGCGCTTGCACCTACTGCTGTATTAAAAATCTGAGTTGTGTTAAGTCTTAAAGCATCTGCACCGATTGCAGTATTTTGAGATTGATTACCACCGCCTCTACCTACAGTTATACCACTAACTCTGATATCATTACTACTTGTTAAAGATCCTGTTAGTATCAAAGAACTTCCATCAAAAGTTAGATTAGCTTCTGCATTTGCAGTATTAGTTGTGCCTAAAGAAGTTAATACTCTATTGTCAACTGGATTTGTTATAGTATTGAATCCTGTGCCAGACGTGCCACTTGATCCTGATGTACCTGATGATCCAGAACTACCTGAAGTTCCTGTTGAACCTGAGCTACCAGAAGTTCCGCTAGATCCAGATGTGCCAGATGAACCACTAGTTCCACTTGATCCTGATGTACCATTTGCTCCATTTGCACCAGACGTGCCGCTAGATCCACTAGAACCACTAGTACCATTTGCTCCATTTGCACCTGATGTACCAGAAGATCCGGATGTACCACTAGACCCAGAAGATCCAGATGTGCCCGTAGATCCAGATGTGCCTGATGAACCAGAAGTTCCAGTGCTACCTGAACTACCACTAGTTCCTGATGAACCGGAAGTACCGCTTGAACCAGCAGCTGATAACCATGTAGAACCGTTAAATCTATAAATGTTATTGTCTGTAGTATTATAGTATATTTGACCAACTGTAGTTCCAGTCGGATTAGCGGTAGCCGTAGGTATTCTCAGTGATCCTGTAATTGATACAGATCCGGTAAACTGATGCGTATTTGTTAATAGCGATCCATTAACACTGGACCCAGTTATAAATTCTCTAGAAGAAGTAACTTCTTGTACATTTAAAGTTTGAGCTACAATATTTCCAGTAACTGTAAGTGTCGTTCCATCAAATGTTAAATTAGCTT